TCAGATCTTGCCAGCAATGATCTGCGTGAGCCAGTTCGTCGGCACACCCAATTCTTTTGCAAGTTCGTTTGCGCTCATACCGAGAGTCTTTAGCTCGTCGGCCAGGTGTTCCCCTGGATGAATGATAAGTCGCGCCATAGTTGCCTCCTATTGATAATCAACGATTTCCACGTTAAGCGCCCCAGGCGAACCATCCGGACAAGACTATTTTGTATGGCTTTTACAGCCATTTGCACATCCGTTGTGTAGGGTGTAACAGATTGTATGGAGGGCTGTTACGATTGCGCGATATTTAACCAAATTGCGTGTTAACTGCCTTCTCCGTGGCGACATATTGCGGCCAGTAATAAAGCAGCCAGTCGCATGTGAATACCACAATGTACACGTTCTGGTATTTTTTATAACACCCTTTTTTTATTTCGTCGCAGCCTTGATCGTCGCAATCTGTCAACTTGGCCCTGAGGTCGATGGCCCGCGCTTTTTGCTGGGCGAGGGCCGATTTATCAGTGACTCGCCGTCCTCCACCAATGACAGCACTGCCCTTTTTTTGGCTTTTATTTCCATTTGGATAGATGCCTTAAATGAAGCTAATCCCGCTTCAATCGCAGCGATCATTGCCGGATTGCCGTATTCATATATCTCGGACAGATCCGCTTTCAAGGCTTCAAGTTTTGGATCCATCGTTTTCTTCGGGAATTGAGTGACGGTGCCGTTGAGCACCTTGATTTTATCCTCTTTCCCGACCATATCTTTGATTAAGGAGCTATAATCCACGCCGAGTTTCTTGCATATCGCAATTCGTCTTTGTTCAGATGCCGCCCTGTACCCTCGCAAGATGTTTGATAGCCCCTGTCTTGACAAGCCAATGAATTCTGCAAATTCTGTATAGTTACCTCTCCAGTTTGCCTTTATCCAATCATTTAAAAAATCTCTAAAAATATCATTGTAGCTCATGACGATATTTTACAAAAAAAAATGTATTCTGTGTGAAATATATAATTGACAAGCGTATTCATATTGTTATAATTTTAACGGCATGAAAATGAATTATTCCAAAATTGCTGAAACAGTCGGCATCTCAAAACAGGCATTGTCCAACATCGTCAATGGGCGCAGGCGCCCTTCTTGGGGGACCGCCAAGAAAATTGCATTTGTGACCGGCACCGACCCTGTTCTCTGGATGGAAGGTGCTCCCTGTGAAATTAAAAGAGCCATCGATCTTTTTAAATGCATCAATTCAAAACCCTATTTACAATAATTCCTTAAACCAGGAGTGCCCCTATGCAATTGCAATGTTCTGAGTGCGCGTTTGGGTTTGGAGGTAGAGCCATGAAGACAAACAATCCCCTTAACATCAAGATTGACGATCGGCTACTCGGTATCGTCAACACCGCGACAATTTCCCTGGACTGTTCGCTGTCCGAACTGGTCCGCGCCTGCCTGGAAATCGGAATCCCAGTGATCACAGCACATCCCGACCTGGTTAAATTATTACCTTTAAAAGCGTCCGGGTCAATAAAACAGGAGTAAGAGACTGGTATTACGACTTATCAAAGATGGAACTGCAAAGAATGGGAAGATGGAGTGAAAAAAGAATGAATTCAACGGGGATGTCGCCAATGTGGCGTTTCCAGGTTTTTTGATGTTCATGACGGGTATCTACTTAGATATGATTCTTTTAACATTATAGAGAGTGGGTGTGGACATTACAAGGGGAGATCGTAATGGCAAAACATAGGATTGAAACACAGACTTACGTCGAAAAAAGGGATGGACTGATTGATATCGCTGTGAGGATCGCAAATGAAAAACATGCAAAAGAAAATATTGATGGAGAAAATTATACCGATGCATGGAACCGAACTTACCACAAAGCAATGAATCGGCTTGCTTATGAAGCCGGACTGGTAAGTTTTCTATGATTGGAACAGCACCTGCACAACTGGATCAGGCAGGGGCGTTGTGAAATTACCATCCGTAACAACAGTCCTTTCTCCGTTCACTGATTTCTCGGGGATACGGCCGGACGTCCTGGCGGCAGCGGCAGAGCGCGGGAGCCGGGTTCATGCGGCATGCGCGGCCCATGCCCAGGGATTGTGGGCGGATTGTTTTCTGCGGCAGGAAGACAAAGGATTTTTTAAGAGTTTTCTGGGCTGGGCAGATCGTGCCGTAACGGAGTTTATGGCCATCGAAACCGAACTGGTCAACGCCGAACTTGGCTACATGGGGCACCCGGATGCGATCGTTAGAATGTGGGGAGACAGTCGTTTGACAGTCATCGATTATAAAACGCCGATGGCTGCAACAAAAACATGGCTTCCCCAAATAGCGGCATATGCCCATCTGGCAAGGGAAGGCGGATATGATATCCAGCGAGGACTTGCCGTTCGTCTCCGAAAAAAAGGAACAGGCCCGATATTGACACAGGTCGATATCGACGGAGAACCCTGGGCGGCATTTCTGAACGCGCTTGGAGCTTACAGGTACTTTAAGGGCAGGTGACAGGTAACAGGGGGCAGGGGGCAGGAAAAAACGCACATTGCGTCCTGCTTTTATCTGCACCCTGAAACCTGGCCCCTGCCCCCTTTTCCATACAAAGAGGTAGATATGGATTTTATGGCAGCAGTGAAAGAAACTGAGGAAGTCCCGGCGGCTGTGCATATCCCGTCGGTATTAATTGGATACAATGATGCAGAACAGGCGTGTCGCGTGTTGCGACGGATGTACCTGCCTGAAATCGAGCGGATGAAGGCTCAGGCCATGGCGCATGTCGTAACAGATGAAGCCAGCCAGAACGAGGCGATCACAATGGCCGGCCAGGCAAAAAAACTGGCAACAGCGATCGAGAAAAAGCGCAAAGAGGTAATCGAGGCGCCGGGTGAGTTTGTAAAGACCGTTAACAACTTCGTCAAGGTTTTTCGGGATGCTTTGGACGAGATTGACCGGAAATTAAAGACAGGGATCCAGGCGCACATAACCAAGGGCCAGATGCAGCGAAGGGAAGCCCAGGAGCGCGCGCGCATCGAGGCTGAAAAAATTCAGCGTGAACTGGATGCACGGGCAGCGGCACTGAACGCCCAGCGGGAAGCCGAGGCGCGGAAAGCGGCTGAAAAGGGGGAACCGGCCGCACCGATGGAGCCCGAAGTAATAGCCCCGGTTGTGGTTGCACCTGTTGTACCTGTTCAAACGGTGTTTCGCTCGGAGACCGGATCTTCCGTGCATCTCCGGAAAGACTGGGTGTGGGATGTTTTGGACATCAGCCTGATCCCAGGAAAGTATCTTGTGGTTGATAAGGTTTCCGTGAACCAAGCCATCAAAAGCGGGATCAGGGAAATCCCCGGTATGCGAATCTATGAGACGGAAACGGCCGTGATTAAATCATGACGATGATTCAGCGGGAAAATCCCCCTCGATCCCCCTTTTACAAAGGGGGAAGGTATCCATTTTCATTGACGGGGAAAAGCCCGGACTTCATATGAAAGCTTACGAAGCCGTCTGAGTTATGACTTTTTGCGATTTCATTAAATTTTAAAGGAGGGAAGAAAAATGGACAGTCAAAATTTACCAGCAGTAGAAAAGAGATCATTTGGTATTACGCCTCACGGTATTGAGGAAGCTATCCGGCTTGCCAAAATCATGGCAGCATCCGGGTTGATGCCGAAATCGATCGAGACCCCGGAAGCAGTTTTCGTGGCCATGCAAATGGGCGCGGAAATCGGGCTGTCACCGATGGCGAGCGTCCAAAACATTGCTGTAATAAACGGACGCCCAGGTATTTACGGCGATGCGGCCCTGGCGATTGTCCGGTCTTCCGGACTGCTTGAAGAATTCAAGGAATGGTCGGAAGGTGATCGGAAAAAACCCAATTGGACGTACCACTGTCGGGTTAAAAGAAAGGGCTGTGAAGCGGTTACCGGTTCATATTCGTGGGCCGAGGCGTTAGAGGCCGGCTTTGATCAGGTGAAACCTGAAAGCCCGTGGAAAAGATGGACGAATCGCATGATGCAGTTCAAGGCCCGCAATTTCGCCATGCGGGATCAATTCGCGGATTTCCTGAAGGGAATCCGGACCATCGAAGAAAACAGCGACGCGATTGTTTTGGAATCTACAGTCGGAAATGACGGGCATGAACAGTATCAGTTAAAAGTCCCGGCAGAAACTGAATTGTCGGGAAGCGGAAGTATTGACGAAAACGCTTTTGATATTCTTGCTGCAGAGCAGTACCCGGAAGGCCGGGAAAAGCTCATTGAATTTGTTGCCCTTACGGCAAAAGCCAACGGCGCCAGCGTTGACGATCTTAAAAGCCGGGCAGTCGGGAATTGGAGTGAATTTATCAAAGCGTTTGAGACCTGGATGTCGAAGCAAGCCTCGGCAAAAAAAGAATCGGATAAGGAAAAAGAGACCCCTGCTGCCCCGAAAACAGCGACACCGGATCCGGCAAACGTGGCTGGACACCAGGCCCCCCCGAGTGATGCCGCGGTATGGAATAATTTCCGGACCCGGTACATAAACCTGAAAGGCCCCGGTTTTTCAACTTTTGTTTTCCAGAACATGGATTTATTCCGACATTGCCCGAAAGACCTGCTGATGGAAGCCATTGAAAAGTGGGTAAAATTGTACCCGAATCAGCCCTGGCCGCTTGCGGGCACACAAGCGCCTGCACCTGAAACACCGGCGTCTGAAAAAACTGAAAGCGCCATGCCCCTGAGTTACACCCCCCAGTACAAAAACCTGATGACTCGAAAGGCTGAGTTCCCCAACGAGTATGCTGCGGCAAAAAAAGAACTCGGATCCATGCCGAACACAGTTGAGGACTGCGATAAAATACTGTCTCGCATGATGGAAATGGTTGAAGCTCAAATAGACAAAGACTACGGAATTCCGGATGGAGCAGGTCCGGAGGGGTTTGAAAAGTTTTAAGGCCAACAGTTATGAATGGTTTGACGTCTGAAATCCCCCCTGCCCCCCCTTTGCCAAGGGGGGGACTGATTTTATGGTTTTCGGAGAAGTCTTTTCACGTAAACCTGGCTGGATGCCTCCCCGCTGGCGACCCGGTCCGTCAACGGCAATAAAAAAGATTCTGTCGCAATCCAGTTCCGGTCAGGAAAAATCATTTCTGGGAAACAGAATCAAGGCCGGGTCTTTTTGAATTATGAACTATGAAAAACCAAATGATGACGGAAGGTGTTACACATGCCATTCATATTGTTTCATGCCTCGGAAAACTTGCGATCCTGAATATGGTTGGGCATTTTGCAAGTTTTATAAATGTTACTTTCCTAATCAGCAGCACGGCAAGCCCGCTGGTGAGCGTAGCTGCAAAAATTGGAGTTAGGTGGAGCCTTGGAAAGGATTCAAATGACAGAATCACAAGAGAAAATTCGAATTGAGCTAGAAAAAGCTTTGGCGGGAAGGCCCTATCTTTTCCGCACTGACAAAACACGGCAGGCGCTTGACGGTAATTCGGTGGGTGTCATGGCAAATTTTGATTCTGCTGGAATCGGGCCAAAAGGAGCCTTTTTTATTGGCCGAAAAATCGCCTATCCAACCGCCGACTATATCGAGTGGGTTTGCTCCAGGATCAGCCATAAGGCGAAGCGATGCAGCCTATAGGTGACGACTTCGCAAAAAGTCCGGATGCTGCGTTGCGCTGCATCCTTCGTCGTTGCGGCGTACTGGTCGTACGCCTCACTCCTCAGGCGTTGTCGCCGAAAGCTCCGGTGCGCGCGCCTTGCCTGCGAACTTTTTACAAAATCGTCAAAATCCTAAATGAATTGGAGAAATTGTGGAATATACAGATCCAAAACTTAGCGCCTGGGTCGGTATCGACCCGGGCGCTACGGGTGCTTACGCAATTTTGCGCGAAAATGGCAGCTTTGATATTGAGGATTGGGAAGACGAGTTTGTTTTTGCAAACACCATTGCAGATTGGAAAGAGATTTACAACATCACCATTGCTGTTGTGGAAGCACAGCATTCCATGCCGAAGCAGGGCGTTTCGAGTGTGTTCAAATTTGGTACCAGTTACGGCTTGATCAGAGGCGTTTTAGCGGCACTTAAAGTAGATACTGAACTTGTTCCCCCCTTAACCTGGCAACGTGCCATGCTTCACAATGCTGATGGACCCGATACCAAGTCGCGATCTCTGGTTTCTGCTCGCAGGCATTTCCCAAACCTTCAACTGAAAAAGTCTCAACACGGCCGCAGCGATTCACTTCTCATGTCTTTATTCGCCAAGCGCCGATTTCCCATATGATGGCATCGATGTCGGGAAGTGAAAATGAAAAGCAATCAGGATGAACACATCTAAGAGGTTTCAATTTCCAGGGAGCTCCCTGTGCCAAAAAAATCAAGAAACAAACCTCGGGGAAAAAGTAATCTGAAATCTTTACCGGCTGGTTACGGGAATGTTACCGATCTGGCAAAACGCCTTGGCATCACCAAGGGACGTGTTTCTCAACTCCACCAGAAAGGCGCTTTCGGCGATACTTTTACCAGGCTCAACAACAGGCGATACATCATCGATATTGAAGCTGCCGTTGAAAATGTCAAAAAATATTCAGACCCCGTGGCCCGCGGACATAAAAACAAGATCGCCAGGCTGTGCCTACCGGCACAGGATGAACAGAGGACGGATGACAGAAGGCAGAGGGCTGATGACGGAGGACAGAAGACAGAAACAGCAAAAACCATTGAGTTGGCGGGAATGTCCTTCAGCGCGGCTCGGACGTTAAAAGAACAGTATAACGCCGAAATGAAAAAGCTGGATTATGAGGAGCGGGCTGGGAAATTGCTCCGGGACGAAGATGTCAGGAAAGGCGCCTTTGAAATGTACCGGAAAACCCGCGACAGTCTGATTAACATCATTGACAGAATCAGCGCCCAGCTTGCCGCTGAAAAGAAGGAAGCCAATATACGGATCATCCTGGAGAATGAAATACGAAACGCGTTAACGCATATCCGAGACGGTTCCGATGATTGATGGCTTCTCAAAAAGCCCAATATCTGCGTTGAGCTGCATCCTTCGTCGTTGCGGCGTACTGGTTGTACGCCTCACTCCTCAGGACTTGCTCGCCTTGATCTTGAACTTTTTGCTTTGCCATTCCAATTCTGACAGGCGGGTTACGCCGGTACGGGTTCATTATGATTGATGGCCACACTTTTTTTATCCAAGCTGCCTGTGCCGGCCTTGAACTGGACCCCCTTATCTCTGTTGACGAGTGGGCGGATGAGAAAAGGGTTTTAAATACCGTTGCCTCCCGTGAGGCCGGCAACTACCGCACAAAACGCACGCCATATCTGCGGGAGATCATGCAGGCACTCTCGGTAACCGAAACAGAGGTAAACGACGTAGTTGTTATGAAAGCCACGCAGATTGGCGGATCTGAAGTGGCAAACAATTTTATCGGTTATATCATCGACTGTGCACCCGGCCCTATTTTATACATGCTTCCCACGGTTGAGCTGGCGGAACGCCACAGCCGGAACCGTATCGCACCCATGATCGAAAGCATTCCCGCGATCGCTACAAAGGTCCACCCGACAAAAAGCCGCACCGGCGGAAACACAGTACTTGCCAAAAATTTTGTCGGCGGCGCGCTGTACATGGCCGGCAGCAACTCCGGCGCGGCTTTCAGAAATATCTCCATACGATATCTGATCCTGGATGATATCGACGGTTTTGAACCGGATATCGGCGGCGAAGGAAGCCCCGTGAGCCTGGCCGAACGCCGGACCGATACTTACTCCAGCCGGAAAAAAATATTAAAGATCAGCACGCCTACGCAAAAAGGCGGATCCCTGATCGAAAAAGAATTCCAGAAATCCGACCAGCGGTATTACCACGTGCCCTGCCCTTTTTGCGAGACCCTGCAAATCCTTATTTTCTCCACAAACAACGAGGAGCACGGGCTGCATTACACAGCGGAAAACGGAGAGATAACCGATGTCTGGTACACCTGCATGCGCTGCCGGGAAAGAATCAACGAGCATTACAAAAGCAGGATGCTGAAAAAGGGAAAATGGATTCCCCTGCAACCCAACCGGAAAAAACGCGGATATCACATCAGCGGGCTCCTGTCTCCCCTGGGTTTTGTATCCTGGCGCCAGATCGCCCAGGAATACATCGACGCAAAAAATGACCCCATGGCCCTGAAGGTCTGGGTAAATACACGGCTGGGCGAACCTTATGAAGTTGCCGGGGAACAACCGGAATGGGAAAACCTCCGGCTGAGATGTGAACCTTACTCGCCGATGAAGCCGCCCCCGGGTGTTGTGTTCATCACGTTTGGCGTTGACGTACAGGAAAACCGCATTGTGATTGTGATCCGTGGATGGGGTGTGGGTGAAGAATCATGGCTTATCTGGCATGGAGAGATATACGGGGAATGGGAAACGCAGCTTGACGACTTGATTGCTTTTAACTTCACACGCGATGACGCTGGCATCCCCGTTGTCGGTGTTGCAATAGATTCTGGTTACAAAACACAACAGGTTTATAATTATTGCCGGAAAAAGGACAGCCGTATCTTCGCTGTAAAAGGCGAGCGCGCCCGCAATAAACCCGTGCTTGGAAAACCATCGCTCCAGGATCTGAACTGGAAAGGCAAACTCATACCCAAAGGCGTCAAATTATGGCCTGTTGGAACCGATACGGCAAAATCCACCCTTTACGGCCGGCTGAAAAACATTACCACGCCCGGACCCTGCTGTTACCACTGGTATGAATCCGTAACGGATGAGTATTTTCTGCAACTGACTGCTGAAAAAATCGAAACGCATATAAAAGGCGGGTTCCCCTACCTGGAATGGGTGAAAACGCGGGATCGAAACGATGCACTCGATGCAGAAATTTACGCATACGCCGCCGCCATCCGCGCCGGTCTTCTCTGGCTTGGGAATCCCAAAAACCAGAAGAAGACCGCCGCCTCTCAGGACCCCACTAAAAGGAAAAAGAAAGTTACCGTGATCAGCTCCTTCATGGAGCGGCAAAAGGGGAAACCATGACCATCGGAAAATTTATTTATGTTCGCAAAGCCGCACAGGAGCTTTGCTGCACCGAGCGCCACATTTACGATTTGATCAAATCCGGAAAGCTTAAAGCCATCAGGCTCGGGCCTCGTGGCTTGCGTGTGTCAAAAGGCTCCATTGATAAGTACATCAAGAAGAACATGCTCAAGGTATCTAACAGGTGACGGATGACGGGCAATGAGTGACGGGTAACGGATGACGGGTGGCTTGTCACTCGTCACCTGTTACTCGTTACTTGTCATTTTCAGCATCGAGGGCGGCAGCATGCCAATAGGAACCGGATTCATCAAGCTACACCGGGCAATTCTTAATTCGGAGGTATTTCAAAACGATGCGCTGTTCAAGGTTTGGATATGGTGTTTGTTAAAGGCAAGCTATAAGAAATATTCCTATAGCATACCAGCGGGCAAAGGTACTGCTGTCATTGATTTGGAACCGGGTCAATTTATTTTTGGAAGAAAAACGGCAGCGCTTGAACTTAAAATGACCGAAGGCGGACTTTACGAACGAATTCAAAAATTGAAAAATTCCGGGAACATCACCGTCGAAAGCAACAACAGATTTTCAATTATTACCATTGTAAAATGGATCACTTATCAAGATTGCACCGGAATTGGCAACAGCGAGAACATGGACGAAAAAAACCAACAGCAAAGCAACAGCAAAACCAACAACAAAAACAACAGCAAAAGCAACGGCAATATCAACAACAAAAATCATCAATATATAGCTGAAAACACAGATACTTGTAACTATTGCGATAAAAAAAGCAACAACAAAACCAACAGCGAACCAACAACAAAACCAACAGCAAAAACTTTTAAAAAGCAACACATACAAGAAGTAAAGAATAATAAAGAAAAAAGAATAGAAAATACTAGCGTATTTTCTTCCGCCGAGCTGGAAAAAAACTCCAGCTCACCGGATCCGGAAATCTCAACAGAAGTTTTCATTTTTAAAATTCCCCTTAACGACAAAACAGAATTTGGAATCACACAAAAAGATTACGACAAATGGCAGGATACTTTTCCGGCTGTTGATGTAATGGCGCAGCTTAAACGCATGGCGCTTTGGTGTGATGACAATCCGAAGAACCGGAAAACTTCACGGGGAGTCCGAAAATTCATCTCCTCCTGGCTATCGAAAGAACAAGACCGGGCGCAACGGGTCAATCCAGGGTTCAAAAAATATGACAATGCGGCGAACATCAAAAAAATGATGGAGGAATTCAGCGATGATTAACAAGAAACGGCTTTTGGAAATGCTGGTTGACTTTGCCGAGGTTTGGCCGCGTGAAGTCACCCCCAGACTTGTGAACCTTTACGCGGATGTCCTGAAGGGCTACCCGGCTGAAGATATTGAAACCGCTTTCCGGCAGGTTCTTGCAACAAACAGATATAAGTTTCCTGACCCTTCCGCATTTGTCGAGGCGTTGGGTGGATACACGCCTTCAGGGGTTCAGACGAAGAATCCCATGCGCGAATTCCGGGCGGATGACCCTTCTTTTAACGCCGACCCAAAGGATTGACCATGATTTCAGAATCATTACCGCATAACGAAACGGCTGAGCTGAGTTTGTTATCTGCATGTTTACTCGATCCCCAAAGCTTGAGCGATTCGGGTGATCTGCTTTCTCCAGGCGATTTCTATTCGTCCAGGAATGGGAAAGTTTTCAAAGTCTTTATGGAATGCGCATCCAGTAATCCGGAAAAACCGCTTGAAATGGCAGAGGTGATAACCGCGTTACAACGAGAAGGCATTTCCCTGGCTGTTATTCCCGAGCTTGAAGCGGAGCCGATGGCCGTCAATATCGCAAGGGTTGCCGGGATCATTAAAGAAAATGCCGTTCTGCGAAGAACCATCGAAACATCATTGGCCGGAATCAAGGCCATGAAGACATGCAGCTTCGATGCCACTGAAATCATTGACGACTATCAGCGGAAGATTCTTTCAATCGAAATTTTCGGCGGGGCTGCGTGTGAAGCGTCCAGTATCAGCGAGCTGGTGAACGAGAGCCTTGACCGTTATGAGCTGGCAGCGACAAAGGGCGGGGTTACCGGCCTTCCTACGGGCCTTTGTGACCTTGACGCGGTGCTGGGGGGTCTTCAGCCTTCTGACCTGATAATTTTGGCAGCAAGGCCGAGTATGGGCAAAACCGCTCTTGCCTTGAACATCGCCGAGCGGTGCGGCGTTCCGGCGCTTGTGTTCAGCCTTGAAATGTCAAAAAACCAGTTGTCTGACCGGTCGTTATCCGGGCGGGCAAGAATAAACCTTTCCCGGCTGACCACCGGCAAACTGTATGCCGATGATTGGGACCGGCTGAACCGGGCAGCCGGGGAGATGTCAGAATTGCCGATTTACGTTGATGACAGTCCGGCGCTCCATTTTTCGGAAGTCAGACGGCGGGCGCGGATAGCGTATAAGCGGCACGGAATCCGCCTTGTGGTTATTGACTATCTGCAATTGATGCGCGGCGATGCAGCAAAGGGGAACCGTGAAGCCGAGATTGCAAGCATTTCCAGGGCGCTGAAAGGCCTTGCAAAAGAATTGTGCATTCCTGTCCTGGCGCTGAGCCAATTAAACCGAGAATTGGAAAAACGGAACAACAAAAGGCCACAACTGTCTGACCTGCGTGAAAGTGGTCAAATTGAACAAGATTGCGATATCTGCCTGTTTCTCTACCGTGATGAAGTCTATGACAAGTCGCCCGAAAATCCGAACAGGGGCATGGCTGAAATTATCGTGGCGAAACATCGCAACGGGCCTATCGGCTTTGCAAAGGTTGCGTTCAATCCTGAAACAACAACATTCCGGAATTTACACCGGGGGAAGTGATAAAAATCCATGAATCCTAAAAACCATGAAAAATATTTTGATGAAAAATCACATCAAGTCGATTGTGGTGCAATCGTAGCATTCGGAATTTCCGTAATCAGCCGGTATGAAAAGGCTTCAGAAATGATCGAGTTGATAAACTTTGCAATGATGGCTGTTTTATTGGGCGTTGATAGTTACATCAGAGAAGTTTTCTACGATTCAAAGGCGTGTTTATGCACGATTGAGCTTGAACCATGCGTTCAGCAATATGACATAGTTTCGGCGGAAATTTTCAAAGCGGCGAATAAAACGATAAGTCAATTTGATTGGTTTGGGACTGTGTATCATGGCGACCCCATGCCGGATACTGATGAATAATGCCCACACGAAAATCAAAGACAAGGGGGGGTTATGATAAACCGAAAAGAACTGGATGAAATCATGCTTTCCTTTCCGCAAGGCGTTCCGGTTGAGGTTATCAGACCCTGGCAGCATGGCGAATCGGAAACAGTCGAGAAAATCTGGGGGTGCCTTGTTGGCGCTGTCCTGACCGAGGGCTCGACCCCAGAAGTATTAGGGCTTTCTATCCGGCGACGGAAAACAGCGAGTTGGTTGGATAAGCCGGTTACCCATCGACTGCTTTATGATGCCAGCCGGAAAAAGCAGATGTCACCTGATGCACTCAAACAACTGGCAGAAACGCGTATCAAGCGAAACCAAAACGAATGTATCAGAATAGTGTATATGTTTATTATACATTTACCGTTATGAAAACACCTACAAAAGACCGTCGCCATCCCTTAAGGATACTGCTTTAACAAACCGGCTCCCATGCAGTATCTTGCCGTGAAATTTGTATATACAAATTGGAGCCCTTTTTGTTGTGTTTTTTTAATATTTTTTAGGCGCGGGATGCAGGACCGTTTTGACGTCTGTGACTGGGCTGGGGGAACGCGGCATCTATGCACAGGTAATGGGGGAACCCCGCCTTCGGCTTCGCAGGCCATAATCGCTTGACATATAAACAATATTCTAATTTAGAATATAATTATACTTATTTTGAATAGATAAAAAAAAGCGGCACCCTGGAGAGGGTGCCGCTGACAGACAGACTGACCTACGCGGCTGCGGCTTCATCACAGCAAACCGCCGGATCGAGGCCGATGTATTTTTTCTTGAAAGAAACCAGCCCGGTGCCGGCCCGGAACACGCCTGCAAGCTCGCGGTGATAGACATGATAAGCATACGACATGCACGCCCCCTTGCTGTTATAAAAATAAATATTGTATGCCTTGTGAACGTTTTGGGTGACATGAATCATGGTAACGCCATTGACTGCACACAGATCGATCTGCAGGGCATTGTGGCTGCTGAGGATATTGTGCGCCCCAACTTTTTCGAGCGCCTGCGCGCCGCCCAAGGCAAGAAAAATTTCCGTGGGAATATCTGGATAAAAACGGACATAACCGGCCGGCAATGAATCGCGAAAAAAAGATAGCTGCATAAGGCACCTCCTGAAGGTAAACGCGCAAAATGCACGGATTGAAAAAGCGCCCCAGGCCACCCGGGAGCGCTGCGGGAATTAACACTGCTGAGCATCGGGCAACGCGGCGCGCTGAACAGAAGGATCTGTGGTAGATGGAGCTTGACCTGAGTTAACGCCTTGATAAACAAATTGTTTGAAAGATGTGCCTTCGGACCGGATATCGAACGGAGGCAGCATGATGCAGGGAACGCGCGGCGAATGAACGGACGGCATACAAAAATTGAGCGACATAAGACCCCCCCTATGGTGAAAAGTTGCGCCTGGCCAACACGCCCAGGCACCATAAGAAAATGCAAGCTACATGCCAATTTATGCCATATTATATATAATATATGCAATAATATCAGTTATATAAAATATTATAATAACACAAAATAAGCAATGAAGCTATTGTACAAGAAAATGAACGATATACCAAAAATAGGTTTATTTTTATTAACTATATAACAAAAACAGTATGTTATTGGTTTATTTATATGTACTTAGACCTCTGGCGCACGGGCGCCTGGACCCGAACAGATACCCAGCCCGGGCAGCTTGAAATATATAGTTTATAGTGCTATAGTTTAAAAAATGGGGAGGAAGTGTGCGGATATTTAAAACAAAGTGGTTCGTGCGCTTTGCGCGGCGGGAACAAATCGGAGATCGCAACTTATGCGGCGCAATCGAAAGGGCTGAACATGGGATTGTTGATGCTGATTTAGGCGGCGGTGTTATCAAACAGAGGGTTGCACGGACAGGACAAGGCCGCTCAGGTGGGTATCGGCTGCTGATCGCCTACCGCTCCGGAGATCGGGCGGTATTCTTGTATGGCTTTGCAAAAAACGAACGCGAAAATATCGACGACGATGAACTGACAACGCTGAGGGAAATCGCAGCAGGCTGGCTTGAGGCAGATGACAAACACCTTGAAAACGCGATAGGGAAGGGTTTTTTACAGGAGGTAAACTATGGCAACGGAAAATAAAAAGCCCAGTCGATTGGCAAAAGCGATGCTTGAGACTGCGAAAGACATGCGAGATATCGGACTGATGGATGATGCGGATTATGGGAAAATCACCTTGCGCCACCTTGGCGTGAAAGAAAAAATCGTTACTGAACCGCTGACCGGTGAAGACATTCGTGCGATGCGTGAGCAAGCTCACATGAGCCAAGCGGTGTTTGCTCATTATCTGAATTTAACGGCCGGTTATGTGTCACAACTGGAGCGAGGCAAAAAGCGTCCAACCGGTGCAGCACTTGCACTGTTAACCGTAATTCATCGCAAGGGAATCGAAACGATCCTTTGATTCGATCATTCATCAGACTTGATGCACATTTACAGACATAAGCCCATGCTGCCCTTTGCTGCAACGTGAAGCCGGTTTAACGGTAACCTCAACATCCTGCCCGAGTATCGTTAAAAATTCCATCAGACGGCCTACTGATACCGAAACTGGACGACACCGCATAAGAGATGACACCTGCGCCTGTGTGGTCCCCAACAATTTCGCAGCCTCGGTTTGGTTTAAATCCCGGTCTTTCAGCAGACGATAAATCTGCACCGTCAATTTAGCCTTAACAAGTTCCTGTTCGGAATCTGGAAACCCCAAATCGGCAAACACATTCCCACTGCTTTTTTCATAATCTTTTTTCATATTCAGGTCTCCTTGCTCTTGCCGAAATAAAGTATCTCGGCTCGCTTTAACCGTTTTCGGATCAAGTCTAATTCATGATCTGGTGTTGCAATACCGTGTTTTGCCTTTTTCTGAAACACATGCAGAACATAAACCTTGGCAGCAAACCGAACGGTGTAAACGGCACGGTATGTGTCGCCCTTAAAATCCTCGATCAGTTCTAAAACTCCCGCACCTCCAAAGCCCTTAAGCGGCTTTGCTTCCGGCGGCTTCACACCCAATTGAACGGCATAAAGCGCATATCCAAAGGCACGGCGAACAGGAAGCGGCAAAGCCAGTAAATCCTTACGGGCTGATCCGATCCATTCAAGTTCTTTAAGTTCTGCCTCATCCATTATTTAATTATATATATTTTTATATAAGAACACAAATGAAAATCCCTTCCATTATTTTGTCACATATTTGGGTTCATCTGTTTTTTCCTTTTTCATGTTTCCTTACTTCAGGTATTGAACGCTGCAGCCCCGGCAGCTATCAGTTTTTTGTCATTTTTTAAAAACGTTTTTTCTTTCCTTGTTTATTTCATGGATCACCCTCCCGCTTTTGCTTCAACTGCCCAGTGGCGCGCCCCATGCTCTTTTTGCATGGGGCGTGACACCAGATTCCCACGTCCCACCAGCACCCGGCCCTCTACTCGTCGCTTTTTATTCAATCCTTTGTTAGTAAAACGTGCCGACAGCCCCGCTGTTCGCGTCCCGCCCAACGTCCAGACGATCCCTTGCCGTCCCCGGTTGAAAGTATTTCGTCGCGTTTCCCCTCCTGTCCACCGGTGCCGATGACCGACAGGTGATCGGCGCCGCACTCCTCACCTCCGGACTCCCTGTTCCGGCTTTTCGTCCCATGCGACGGATACCGAGGGCTTTTGTGAGGTTTCCGGAGCACGATAGGTTTTTCCTGAGGTCTTCAGTTTTATTTGCTTTCAACAGTGGGTGGTGGGCGGGCAATATCGAATAATGCTTTTATCCTTTTTTGACTTTTCGTCCTGGAGCGTTCTTCCACCCTTCAACCTGCTCCCAGCGGCGCGACCCTTGCGGTTTTCATGCAAGGGGCGTGACGCCATGCACTCCATGTGGGATATCGCCATCAAATATTAAATGCTTTTATCCGCTGATTATGGCTGGCCGGTCACGACCGCTTTTTGGGAGTGACCGGCCTCCTTTTCTTTTTCGTGGCGCCTAAAAGGTCGTCGCCTAGGCGCTCCCCGGCTTGCTTCGCAAGAACAAGTAGCTTTTTGGGGAGCGCCGGTCTGCACCTGGCTGGGGAGTCTGCTGTTTTTTCGTTTGAGCGCCTCAATAGGTCGTCTGTAGTCCGCTCCCTGGCTTGCTTCGCAAGAACAAGTAGCTTTTGCAGGGAGCGGACTACCAGTTCCCCACGCCCAGGGTCCGGCTGTTTTTTTTCGCCCTTTCCCCCATGTGGACTTGAAGCCCGTCACGGTTTTTTGTGACGGGCTGAACTGCACAGCCGGAGCGCTCCCCGGCAGTTTGGGGTGCGCGGAGGCCGTGGGCCTGGCGGCTGTTCTTCTTGGCGTACACCGATAGGTCGCCTCCGTAACGCTCCCCGGCTTTTTGGGGTGCGTTACGGCAGCACTGGACGTCTAAACAGTGGCCATCCTAACCCCTTTCCTTCCGCGTTTTGAATGGATGCGTCATACAGGTCGTCGCCTAGCCGCTCCCCGGCCCTTTGGGGAGCGGCGACCAGAAACGAACGTCGGACTGCACCTCTGTTTTTTCGTTCGAGTTTCCTGAAAGGTCGTCGCCGAAGCGCTCCCCGGTTTTTCGGGGAGCGCTTCGGCTGCTCCAAACGACCGGTTGCGGTTTTTTCTCGACGCACCACTCCATGTCGGATTGCAACCCGGTCACGTAGGTTCTTGCGGAGTGACCGGGTTGCACCGCGCCACACGTCCGGAATGCTCCCGCTTTTATCAAATTTGTTCAGCGGATGTCGGGGCGGGTGCAGAGGCGGTATTTTTCAGCCGCGGAGCGTCCGCCCCGGCAGCCGCGCCCATCCGCTGTGGGTGGTGTGGTGGGCATTATCAGATAAGGACGGAGCGCGGCCTCAGCAAAACCATTGCAATTTTGCATAGGCCGCGCGACTCCTGGCGCTTTGAATGAATGCACTTTCCTTAAATTTGTCGAGATACGGCTGGGCAGATTTTTGTCCGGCCGCGCCGGTCGGCACCGCCAGTGACCCAGCGGCTTTTGTTTTTTCGTCCAAGTTGAAAAGGTCGTCGTCTAGCCGCTCCCTGGCCCTTGCAGGGAGCGCCGGTCTGCACGAAACATGGCATGCGGCTTTTGTTTTTCCGTGGCATTCCCCGATAGTGGACTTGCAGCCGGTCACGCAGGCCCTTGCGAAGTGACCGGCTGCACGGCACGGCACGTTTCGGTCTTACCGTCGGGTGCTTTTCTCCCGGCGGGAGGCAGTTTACGTCGAGCTTCCCCGATAGTGCCATTGCAGAAGTCTCCCGTGAAAGCTTGCTGAACGGGAGACTTCTGCAACACACCGGATGCCAGGTCTTACCGCCGGGGTTTTTTTTACCCGGCGGGAGGCAGTTATGTCAGGGACCATCCGGATAGTGCCACTGCTTCCGTCTCCCGTGAAGGCCTGCCGGAACGGGAGGCGGAAGCAGCACACCGTACGTCCTGGTCACGTGAAGCGCGGGCACGAAGCTGATAGCGGCCACCGGACCGCGAGCGTTAGGGGGGCTGGAGGGAAGTCCTGCCGCGCTCTATAAGTCGATTTTTGCACGATCTTGACCGGCAGTACCGGAGCGAAGCGGAGCCGGAAGACACCCGACGGCAGGGCGCGCTTTTTGCCCTGCCGAAACGCCCGTCTCATTTTGCTGTATAGCCATAATACATAGATCCGTAACGTGTAACGCCACTACCACCACCTGATCCATATCCACATCCAGAACCATAATACCCGCGCGGGGGCGCTAGTGGCGGAAAAAGCCATTACGAACCAGAGCATCTGAACGATCTGCAACAATCTTTTGCTTTTGTTTTTCCGTGCCACTACACAAAGCGCGGCAAGCGGCGCGCCCCTTGCGGTTTTTGCAAGGGGCGTGACACCTGCGCTCATGTTCAGATGCCACTATCAAATATCAAATGCTTTTATCCTTTTAAAGGCAGAATTCCGCTAATAGCCCCTGGGGGCGGCCGGTCGGGCCGGTAGAAAGATAGTGCGGAGTGGGAAAGAGGCCGCATAATGCCTTGGGGCAAGGAGACATAATGCGTGTTATGTCTAGCGGAGTGAGGGGAGGTTTTTGGCGGGCAGGCTGCTGTTTTTTTGCAGCCTGCATGACAAAAAGCCACGGCTGATAAGAGCTCTTATCAGCCGTGCCGAACGGAGCGACTTGCCCCAAGGCATTATGCGGCCGGCCGCAACTCACAAAAGTTCATGCGGGCCATATCAACAGGCGGGGGATTAAACTGACTTTTTATCCGCCAGCAGATCTTCCCGACTTTCACCATGCTTCCAGCGGCGCGCTTCTTGCGGTTTTTGCAAGAAGCGCGCCGCCTGTTCCCCCACGTCCAGACTGCCACCATCAAATATCAATGCTTTTTTCCGCTGTTTGACTTTTCGTCCTCTTCTTCCGTGGCGTCATACAGAAACTCGCCTAGGCGCTCCCTGGCTTTTGCAGGGAGCGCCGGTTAGCACCGAACGTGGCACTTTACGGTTTTTTTCTTGATCCGAAAGGTCGATTGCGTACCGCTCCCCGGCTGTTTGGGGAGCGGTACGCCGGCACATGACGTGCAAAGTGCGGCTTTTTCTTGGAGTCCCCCGATCGTTGATTTGAGGCCCGTCACGTAGGCCTTTGCGAAGTGACGGGCCGAACTGCACCGCCGAAGCGCTCCCCGGCTTTTTGGGGTGCGCGGAGGCCGTGGGCCTGACGGCTGTTCTTCTTGGCATACCCCGATAGTTCGCCTCCGTAACGCTCCCCGGCTTTTTGGGGTGCGTTATGGCAGCACTGGACGTCCAAACAATGGCCATGATAGCCCTTTCTTTCGCGTTTTGAATGGATGCGTCATACAGGTCGTCACATAGCCGCTCCCTGGCCCTTGCAGGGAGCGGCGGCCAACCCCGAACGTGGTATGGCGGCTTTTTATCAAATAATGTTGAAGCCGGTCACGTAGCGCAGCGGAGTGTCCGGCGCCTCTTTGTTTGCTTTTCTGTTCAAGTTGAAAAGGTTGTCGCCGGAGCGCTCCCGTCAGGGAGCGCGGAGGCCGTCCAAAGTGTGGCAGTTTATTTTGTTCGCGCTCCACAATAGGTTGTCTGTGGTCCGGTCCCGTGCTTTTCGGGACCGGACCACATGCACCCAACGTCCGGACAGCTCTTGCTTTTATCAAATTGGTTCAGCGGCTGTCGGGGCGGGTGCGGAGGCAGCATTTTCAGCGCGGAGCGTCCGCCCCGGCTGCCGCGCCATCCACTGTGGGTGGTGGGTGGGCATTATCAGATACGGATGGAGGGCGGCCGCTGAGCAACCATTTCAATTGCGATGTGGCCGCCCGACTTCCTTGTTCTGTTGCTTTTATCAAATAATGACGGAGCACGGCCTCAGCAAAACCATTACAATTTTGCATAGGCCGCGCGACTCCTGGCGCTTTGAATGAATGCATTTCGCCCAAAGAGGTCGAGGTGTGGCCGGGCAGATTTTTGTCCGGCCACGCCGGTCGGCACCTGGCAGTGGCTCTGCGGCTTTTTATCATATGATGTTGAAGCCGGTCACGTAGCGGAGCGGAGTGACCGGCGACTCCATATTTCTTTTCTGCCCAAACTGAAAAGGTCGCCGCATAGCCGCTCCCCGGCTTTTTGGGGAGCGGCGGTCAACACCGAACTTGGCCCAACGTCTTTTTGCTTTTCTGTCCAGATTCAAGAGGTCGTCTTCTAGGCGCTCCCGTGCTTTTCGGGAGCGCCGTTCATCACGAAACATGGCATTCTGCTTTTGTTTTTCTGTGGCGTACCCTGATCGCTGATTTGAAGCCGGTCACGTAGGCCCTTGCGAAGTGACCGGCTTCACTGCACAGCCGAAGCGCTCCCCGGCAGTTTGGGGTGCGCGTAGGCCGTGGGCCTGGCGGCTGTTCTTCTTGGCGTTCCCCGATAGGTCATCTCCGTAACGCTCCCCGGTTTTTTGAGGTGCGTTACGGCAGCACTAAACGTCGAAACAGTGGCCATCCCAACCCCTTACCTTCCGCGTTTTGAATGGATGCGTCACACAGGTTGTCGCCTAGCCGCTCCCCGGCTTTTTGGGGAGCGGCGATCAGAACCGCACGTCGGACTGCACCTCTGTTTTTCGTTCGAATTTCCTGAAAGGTCGTCGCCGAAGCGCTCCCCGGTTTTTTGGGGAGCGCTTCGGCTGCACCGAACATACCGGGTGCGGTTTTTTCTCGTCGCTCCTCTCCACGTCGGAATGCAACCCGGTCACGTAGGCCCTTGCGGAGTGACCGGGTTGCACTGCGCCACACGTCCGAAATGCTCCCGCTTTTATCAAATTGATTCAGCGGCTGTCGGGGCGGGTGCGGAGGCGGCATTTTCAGCGCGGAGCGTCCGCCCCGGCTGCCGCGCCCATCCGCGCCCATCCGCAGTGGGTGGTGGGTGGGCATTATCAGATAAGGACGGAGCGCGGCCTCAGCAAAACCATTTCAATTTTGCATAGGCCGCGCGACTCCTGGCGCTTTGAATGAATGTACTTTTCCCAAATTTGTCGAGGTGCGGCCGGGCATATTTTTGTCCGGGCGCGCCGATCGGCACCGTCAGTGACTCAGCGTGCTTTTGTTTTTTCGTCCAGAATGAAAAGGTCGTAGCCTAGCCGCTCCCTGGCCCTTGCAGGGAGCGGCGGTCAGCACCGAACGCGGCATGGCAGCTTTTTATCAAATAATGTTGAAGCCGGTCACGTAGCGGAGCGGAGTGTCCAGCGCCTCCTTTTTACTTTTTCGTCCAAACTGAAAAGGTCGTCTACTAGGCGCTCCCTGGCCCTTGCAGGGAGCGCCGGTCAACACCATATGTGGCGCTACGGCTTTTATCAAAATAATGTCGGGGCCGGTCATGTAGGCTTTTCGCGGAGTGTCCGGCCCCTCCTCGCTTGCTTTTCTCATGTCGGTTTAAAAGGTCATCGCCTAGGCGCTCCCCGGCTTTTTTGGGGAGCGCCGGCCAGCACCCGGCTGGGGAGCCTGCTGTTTTTCTTTTTGTTTGAGCGCCCCAATAGGTCGTCGCCGGAGCGCTCCCTGCTTTTTGGGAGCGCTCCGGCGTGCACTCCACGTCCTTCTTGATCTGCGAAGCAAGTCTGCTTTTTTTGCCGTGTTCCCCGATAGAACATCTGTGGTCCGCTCCCTGGCTTGCTTCGCAAGAACAAGCAACTTTTTTTAGGGAGCGGACCACATGCACCTACTCCCAGGCAGCGGCTGTTTTTTTTGTGGGTTGACCCCCAGTAACTTGGATAGAAACTCGCTGGAGCGCTCCCGTCAGGGGGCGCGGAGGCCGTCCAAAGTGCGGCTGTTTATTTTGTTCGCATTCCTCAATAGGTCGTCTGTGGTCCGGTCCCGTGCTTTTCGGGACCGGACCACATGCGCCCAACGTATGGACTGCTCCCGCTTTTATCAAATAGGACAAGCGGCTGTCGGGGCGCGTGCGGAGGCGGCATTTCCAGCCGCGGAGCGTCCGCCCCGGCTGCCGCGCCCATCCGCTGTGGGTGGTGTGGTGGGCATTATCAGATAAAGATGGAGGGCGGCCGCTGAGCAACCATTTCAATTGCGATGTGGCCGCCCGACTTCCTTGTTCTGTTGCTTTTATCAAATAAAGACGGAGCGCGGCCTCAGCAAAGCCATCGCAACTTTGCATAGGCCGCGCGACTCCTGGCGCTTTGAATGAACGCATTTCGCCCAAAGAGGTCGAAGTGTGGCCGGGCAGATTTTTGTCCGGACACGTCGGTCGGCACCGTCAGTGATTCAGCGTGCTTTTGCTTTTCCGTCCAGGTTGAAAAGGTCGTCGCCTAGCCGCTCCCTGGCCTTTGCAGGGAGCGGCGGCCAACCCCGAAAGTGGCATGGCGGCTTTTTATCAAATAATGTCGAAGCCGGTCACGTAGCGTAGCGGAGTGTCCGGCCCCTCCTCGCTTGCTTTTCTCATGTCGGTTTAAAAGGTCGTCGCCTAGGCGCTCCCCGGCTTTTTGGGGAGCGCCGGTCAGCACCACACGTGGCATGCGGACTTTTTCGTGGCGTTCCCCGATAGTCAACATGAAGGTGGTCACGTAGCGCAGCGGAGTGCCCGCCTGAACGGCACTGCACGTGGCGTCCGGGCTTTTCCGTGGCGATTTCAGGAAAGTGGCCTTGAGGCCGGTCACGACCGCTTTTGGGGAGTGACCGGCCGAACGGCACCTCAAAACCACCCCATGTGGAGCGCGGGCACGAATCCGATAGCGTCACCGGCCCGCGAGCGTTAGGGGGGCTGAAGGGAAGTCCCGCCGGTTTTTTGGCGGGACCGGAGCGAAGCGGAGCCGGAAGACACCCGACGGCGAAGCCGGAACGCCCATGTCATTAAGCCGTATAGCCAAAACACGTAGTACCACTACCATATCCACCACCAGATGCAAACCCGCATCCACCAACAATAAAACACGCGCGCGGGGGCGCTAGTGGCGGAAAAGCACAAACAGACGACCCAGAACAACAGTACGAACAGAAACAGGCTTTTGTTTTTGCTTTTGTTGTACCGTGGCGAGAACCAAAGCGCGGACAGCGGCATGGCCCTTGCGGTTTTTTGCAAGGGCCATGCCGCCTGCGCTCTTGTCCAGGCGCCACCATCAAACATCAAATGCTTTTATCCTTTTACGGAGCGAAGCGACACCGCCAGCAGATACCGGGCGAACCACTGAATGGCCCAGCGGCGCGACCCTTGCGTGCTTTTCTGCAAGGGGCGTGACGCCAGCACCTCACGGGGAGCTTAGACATCAAATATCAAATGCCTTTACCCTTTCAGGATGGAGCCGAAGGCGACACCTGGAGAGAAACAACGGGTAAGCACAGCATGACCCAGCGGCGCGACCCTTGCTTTTTTGCAAGGGGCGTGACGCCGGCATCCTCACGTCCAAACTGCCACCATCAAATATCAAACGCTTTTATCCGCTTCGTGGTGGAGCCGAAGGCGACTCCAGGAGCACACCCCCGGGCTTGCACCACACGACCCAGCGGCGCGACCCTTGCGGCTTTTTTTGCAAGGGGCGTGACGCCATATCCCTTCCGTTCAGATTGCATCCATGGTACATCATGTGGAGCTGCACCTGGGTTTCTCACAAATTCATCCAGCTTGTCACACTTTCCCACTTTACATCTAACATCATCAATCATCAACTATCGACATTCACGCTTTTCCTCTTCTTTTTTTTCCATTTTTCATGTCATTTTACCCTCATTTCACGTAAAAAATGGGTCCTTTCAACCCATCAAATCCTTACGGGTGCCCTACTTGCACCAAGCCCCCAGATTGCCTTATTTTTTCATTATAACCGATAACTTACCTTCCTAACCGCCTCCCCCGAAAGCATCCGATATTCGCAAATATCGCACTTCCTTCTTCCTTCACACAAAACCCCCTTTTCCTGCATTTTAAGCGAATACTGCGAACTGTGTACGGTGCTCAACTTGCGTCCCTGAAAAAATTTTGCATTAATACCGCCATGGCACAGACACTAACAGAGTTGACTGTTTTACTGACGGCTGTAGATGAAGCCATTGCAAAGCTGATGTCGGGGGAACGCGTAATCCGCATCTCAAACGGCGACCGTATGGCTGAATATGGTCAAGCCAAGCTCGGGGACTTGCAGGATTACAAGTCCAGTCTCATCGCGGAGATAAACGCCTTGAACAGTAGACCACGGCACTTCCGAATATCAACGCGCAAGGGGGTTTAATGGCCTATCTGAAGATATTGGATGCCTCGGGCCGCAAGATCCGCGCGTATACCGCTTTTGAGGGAGCAGGGAACGGCCGGCGCCTGTCTAACTGGGGCACATCCACGTCAGGACCGAACAGCACATTGTACACGTCCCTCGGGAATCTCCGTTCGCGATCCCGCGAGCTGTCACGAAACGATCCCCAGATATGCGGAGCCCTTGATTGTCTGGTGTCCAATATCGTCGGGATGGGGATCTCCCCCCGCTGGCAGCTTTCCAATAGCAAGCTCAAAAAGGGGTTACAGCAACTCTGGTCTGACTGGACCCAGGAAGCGGACACGGATAGGCTGCTTGATTTTTACGGACTTCAGACGCTTGCTGCGCGGGCGATTATTGAATCCGGAGAGGTTTTCATTCGGTTCTGTCCGAAGCGACCGGGCAACGGTCTTATGGTGCCGCTGCAATTACAGATACTGGAAGCGGATCACCTGGACCACAATTACAATACGGTTGCCCCCAACGGCAATGAAATTCGCATGGGGATCGAGTTTGACAAGACGGGTCAACGCAAGGCGTACTGGATGTTCAGGGAACATCCAGGCGAGACTTTCCTGACCCGTATCAACACATATGATCGGGTTCGGATTCCGGCACCTGAGATACTGCATTCATTCCAACCGCTTCGCCCCGGGCAGCAGCGCGGGCGGCCGTGGCTCGCTTCCTTGATCCTGACCATGCATGAGCTTAACCAATTCAACGACGCGGAACTTGTCAGGAAGAAAACCGCTGCCATGTTCGGGGGGTTTATCACCCAGCCTTCGGAAGAGGGGAACATGCCCCCGCTCTTTGGAAACGAGGGGGACGCCGATGAAACCGGTTCTCCCGTTATCCAGATGGAGCCAGGCACGTTTCCATCGCTTCCTCCCGGATACAATGTAACGTTTTCGGAACCGGCCGATGTCGGCGGCAATTATGGCTCTTTTGTCAAGCATCAGGAGCAGCGGGCGGCGCGGGGCATCGGCGGACTGACATATGAAAAGTTTACCGGTGATCTGTCCGGAGTGACGTATTCCTCTATCCGTGCCGGGAACCTGGAATTCCAACGGCAATGCAAGCAGTTTATTTTCAATGTCATGGCATATCAGATCTGCAGACCGGTTGCCAGGTATTGGCTTTCCCAGGTTGAGCTGTCGAATGCCATGCGTCTGCCGGGTTATGCCAAAGACCCGAAGTCATATATGCGGATCAAATGGACGATTGACGGTTGGCCGTGGGTTGACCCCCTTAAGGACTTGAAGGCATCCACCGGTCTTGTCCGCTCCGGTTTTTCTTCCCGGACACAAGAAGTGGCTGAGCGGGGATTGGACGTTGAAGCGCTTGAGGAAGAAATTCACGCGGACAATGAGCGGGCGGATACGGCCGGCCTTGTGTTTGATTCGGACGCAAGGACAACGATGGGAGCAACAGGAGGAAATAGCAGTGGAAATACCGACCAGACTTTTTAATGCAGCGCTCATGGTGGCGCCGCAAGCTGTTGATGAAATTCTTTCTGCAATAACGGCGGGTATCACATCAAAGGAACCGGCTGCTGGTAAGAGCACCGACAAGTTACAGGCGCTGGCCAATTTTGAAAATGAGGTTGTGTTTGTGGATGCAGGATACGCGATCATTGACGGCATTGCCCTGATCGAGATTTCAGGCGGGCTGACATATCGCGCGTACAGTTGGTGGACCACATCATATCTGGATATTCGCGACAGTTTCCGGGCGGCGATGGCCGATGAACGTGCTGAAGGCATTTTGTTTCTCATAGATTCCCCGGGTGGTGAAGTTGCGGGCCTTTTTGATTTGGTGGATGAAATCTACCATGCAAGGGGAACCAAGCCCATCATCGCCGTTGCTGATGAAGCGGCTTTTTCGGCTGCTTATACGATTGCTTCCGCGGCGGATGAAGTTTACCTGCCAACAACTGCGCAGGTCGGTTCGATCGGGGTTATCGCCATACATATTGACCAAAGCGGTTACGACAAGAACCTGGGACTTCATTATACCGCCATTTTTGCCGGTGATCACAAAAATGACTACAACCCACATGAGACGTTGAAAGCCGATGGCAAGGAAGTGCTGCAAGCCCACGTCGATAAGATCTACGACCTACTTACTGCAACGGTTGCGCGAAACAGATGCATGAAGCAAGCGGCAGTGATTGCTACGCAGGCAGGCTTTTATATGGGCGATGATGCAGTGGCGGCAGGCCTGGCGGATGGTATTTTGTCGGCAAGGGATATCATGACAAAAATGAGTTCAAGCAAAGGAGACATGACTATGAATTTCAACGAAGTGAAGGATTTCATTACCCATGCATTGGCGGAAAGCATGTCTGAAGTAAAAAAGATGCTTGAGGAGCAATGTCACGTCCTGGAAGGGATCGAGGCACGATTGATCGAGCCGGCGCCGGTGGTCGATCCGCCCGACACCGCTGACCCGGGCGCTGTGACCCCGACTGCCGGGGCGGGAGACATTGTGGAAATATGCGACGTCGCGGGAATGCCGGAACTTGCAGGCCCCATGATCCGTGATGGACTGACGCTCGATGAGGCAAAAAGCGCTATTCTTGACGCCAAGGCCAAAGCGGCAGCGCAAACGCCTATTATATCCACTATCGGGCCACTGGCATCAAGTGAAAGCAATCCGCTTTTGGCTGATGCGAAAAAACGTGCTGAAAAACAGGGGGCAGGTATGAGGGCGCAGGGTGCAGGTAACAGATAACACATTGGGATGCAAGTAACGCTTTGAACAATAAGGAGAACGAACATGCCGACTGTATTGACTGAAGGAACATACCTTAACGATTTGCTTAAATGGGAAATGGAAAACAACCACTCCCGCGAGCAAGTCACCGTATTGGCCGGACAGGACCTTGTCATGGGGTCTGTGATCGGGAAGATTAAAATCGGAACGGTGCCCACGACCGGCACTGCCGGAAGCAACACCGGAAACGGCACCTGCATTTCCGTAACCGGCGGCGCCAAAACCAAAACCGGCGTTTATACCCTGCGATGCGTCGGGGTGGCTGCCAATGGCGGCATTTTTTCGGTCCGGGACCCGGATGGCGAAGCATTGCCGGATGCCGTGATGGGCGCTTATACCAACCCGGCGATCAATTTTACCCTCGCCGATGGCGCCACGGACTTTGCCCTCGGCGATTCTTTCACCATTACGGTGCCGGCCGGTTCCGGAAAAGTCAGAGAGCTCAATCTTACCGGGATCGATGGGTCTCAGGAAGCTCACGGCATTTTGACTGCCGGGGCGGATACGACAAATTCGACCCAGAAACAGGTTGCCTACACCTCGGGTGGCGTTGCTGAGCTGCTGGCCGGCGAAACTTTGACCGGTGCAATAAGCGGCGCGACGGCGCAAGTTGTTGCATATACCCTGGATTCCGGAACCTTTGTTGCGGGTACTGCGGCAGGCATCCTCATTCTCGACAACCAGGAGGGAACTTTCCAGCCTGAAAACCTGAACAGCATCCGGCAGACCAATATCTGTACGATCGGCAGCGACACATCGGCTTATAGCCCTGACAGGCAGGCGGTTGCAATTGTCCGTGATGCGCAAATCGTTGCCGATTATCTGACTTGGCCGGCAGGCGCTTCGGATGCCCAAAAGGCTGCCGCACTGACACAATTGGTGAACGCGGGGATTGTTACCAGAACGGATGTTTAAACAAAACAGGCGATGGGTAATAGGTGATGGGTCATGGGTAAAAAACCATCCTTACCTATAGCCCATTACCTATGACCCAAATCATAAGGAGTACGAAAATGCTGCTTAACCCTTTTGATACAGATGCATTTAACTTGGTCTCGCTTACGAATGCAATCAATATCCTTCCGAACAATTACGGCAGACTGAGAGAGTTGGACGTTTTCCCCGATAAGGGGATTACAACCCGTGTGGCGCTGGTAGAGGAGCAAAACGGGGTGCTTAACCTGTTATCAACGATGCCGGTCGGCGCGCCCGAACAGCAGAACAGAATGGGCAAAAGGAAAGTCAGGGCGTTCAGCGTCCCCCATATCCCCCTGAGCGATATTATCCTGGCTTCCGAGTTTGAAGCTGTCCGTGAGTTCGGAACAGAGAACCAGGCACAGACATTGGCCAGCATCATCAACAGCCATATGCAATCGGCCAAAAACAAGTACGCGATTACCCTGGAGCATTTGCGGATGGGGGCGCTGAAAGGGATCATTCTGGATGCTGACGGAACCCTTCTGTACAATCTTTATACGGAATTCGGGATTGATCAGAATTACGTTGATTTTGATTTGACAACACCCACAACCGATGTCCGGGCCAAATGCATGCAAGTGCTTCGTCTTATTGAAGACAATCTCCGAGGTGAAGTAATGACCCAGCCGCGAGCGCTTGTATCCGCCGACTTTTTTGATGCGCTGACCGGGCATGCGAACGTCAAGGCCACTTTCGACAATACTGCCCTGGCCGTACAAGTCATTGGCGGAGACATTCGAAAGGGGTTTTCCTATGGCGGGATTATTTTTGAAGAATACCGCGGCACGGCTACGGATGCCACTGGAGCAACCAGAAAATTTATAACTGACGGTGAAGGGCATTGCTACCCCCAGGGAACGATGGACACCTTTAAAACCATATATGCACCGGCCGATTTTCTGGAAACCGTAAATACCGTAGGGATACCGCTTTACGCAAAACAGGAAGACCGATCGTACAATCGCGGTATCAATTTACACATGCAGTCCAACCCACTTCCGATGTGTTTCAGGCCGGGGGTGCTGGTCAAACTGGTGGCGTAGCGGCTTCGTAAAAAGCCCGGATGCTGCGTTGCCTGGTAACAAGCTCAACTATCGAACGCGTTGCGGCGTACAAAAGTACGCCTCACTCCTCAGGGGTTGTCGCCGAAAGCTCCGGTGCGCGCGCCTTGCCTGCGGGCTTTTTACGAAGCCTTGAATGGTTGTGTTGGGGGGGATAGCGATTCCCCTAAAAATGGGTGATTTTGACATATATCAGGCCAGGTTATAGGCGATAGGCTATTTATTGAATGACTGACTTCGACACACTGCAAAACAGACTTTGGAAGGATGTATTGGCAAAACTCGGGGGAGTGGATGCCGTATTTACCCCATTAAACGGCGAGCCATCCAGCTTCAAGGTGCTGTTTACCGAATCGATGCAGATGCAGCCTTCCGGCATGTCCCAAACATGGCTACAGGTGAAAACCATCGAATATTCTCTTGCGGACCTGGCGCGTGAGGCCATGGTCGGAGAAACCTTTACGATCGACGGTACCCCGTACGCCGTACAGTCCATTATGAACAATGACGGTTACGTTGTTAAGGCGGTGGTCTGTGAGTGATAGCTTTACCATAAAGATTGACAGGGCTTCCTTTGATGATGCGATCGCAACACTGCAACTGTTGAAATCGTATCTGCCCACGCACGCCTGCACATCAATCGCCGAAGGCGCAGTGCAAACCCAAAAAGATATTATTACTGAAACCGTCAATACGCTGAATGTCGATGAGCTGCGTGTCCGTTCCGAGATCGAAACGACAATACCCGACACTGAAACCCTTGACGGATACAAGGCGGAGATCATCTCAAAAGGGAATCCGATCGCGTTGATCGATTTTGCCATCGACGCCGCAGGATGGGACTGGCGGCACCCGAAACCGATAAACGTCCAGATATTTAAAGATGGCGTTACACATGAATTCAGACATGTTTTTGTTTCAAAAGGCCATATGTACGGCCGTCAAAAAAACAAAGGGGGCGAAGCCGCCAGCCGCGTTTACGCATGGATGAAATACGTAGCGAAGGCCATATCTCTCAGATACCCCATAGAACGCCTGCAAACCGTTCGTATCCAGGACATCCAGGCGCAACCTTATTTTATCGATCCGATAACGGAAGACGGCGCCGAAGCCGTTATCACGGGTTACAAAAAAGCCGTTGAAGAGGTTTTCGCAAATGTCTGACACAAAACGTGAACTGATCATTCAAGCATGCCTTATTCGCACGGCATCCATCACCACGGCAAATGGATTTAACACGGATATGGGGCTGAACACCTTCCGCGCGATATCAAAAATAGATCCATCGAGGCTGCCGGCATGTATCGTCTACCCGTTTTCCGAAACAGCGGAGCGAGTCGGAGGCGGAGAATACCTCTGCACAATGCCGCTTCGAGCTGAATCTGTCGCTTTAACCGGAATAATAAACCCCTCAGTTCTTGCGGAGCAGATGCTCGGGGATATGCGGCAAGCTTTCATGGGCGCGTCGATTACACCCATTGTTGAAGAAATAGCATACACCTCCGGCGGTACAAACGAGTACACGAAGAATGATTCAGTTTCGGTCACAGCGAATTTCACGATCAAATACTTTTCGAAAATAAACGACCCATATGCTTAATGGGTTGAAGGTTTCATCAAGGAAAATTTATGACAACCGCCGAAAACTCAGTTTTATATTTTGAAGATGGACAAACCTTCGTGCCCATGACCGAACTGACAGATTCTGGGGACCATAAGTCATTCGACTCAACTGCTGAATGCTGGTCTGACGAGGCTGGTTTTTCGCCTGTTATCAAAGCGGACGGTGTTCTGACCGGGCTGGTTGTTACCCCGGCAGCATCCGGATCTAACGACAAGATTGACCTATCGGCCGGAACCCTGAACTTGGCAGGCGTTGCAATAACCTTGACATCAAGCGCCGACAACACCTGCCTGCGCGGTTCAGATACCAACAATTGCCGTATCAATTCTATCACCATTACATCTGCCGGAGCCGTTGCTGTTGTAGGCGGCTCCGCCCATACAACATTTTCAGAGGAACGCGACGCGGACGGCGGCCCCCCTTACATCCCGGCCGGCAGTATCGAGATCGCCCAGGTACGCTTTTCATCCACCACGGCTGCGCCTGTTGCCGCCAGTGAAATCAAGGTCGTACCGAACCGGCACCGCGAAATGGCCAATTACCCGTCAATTGTCCGGATCGATCTTATCCGTGAACAAGACACGATACTGGGTACCGCCGGTGTTGATTTCAGCACGGCCTTGATACGCAACCATACCGGCAGCATCACCAAAAAAGTTTATGCCCAGTATTATGAGCCTGATTTCACGGAAGTGTTAAAGGCAACGGACTTTCAACCGGCTGCAATCAGTTTCACAACTTCTTCCCAGCCGGTTTACGGAGGCGCCATCGGGGAAGTCAGCTCATCACTAAAAAACGGCAAGTTCAAAGTCTTTCTGGAGAACGGTATTTCGGACCCTATTCTGAAAAAAGAAGGAAAAAAGATCTGGTTCAAGTATTACGCCGACAGACTCCAGACCGAAAACTTTATCCTGACCCAGGGTTACCTCGGAATCACCCCGAGTTACCCGGCACGAAGCAGCATCACTGCGGACTGCACCATCAATGCGTTAGACCCCGGAAAGAGAATAACCGGATAAGAAGAAAGGGGCAGGTATCAGGTAACAGGGGGCAGGAACAAACCCTGGACCCTTCTGCCTGCACCCTGCACCCTGCACCCTTAATTTCATAAAAGGAGAACGATCATGAGAAAAGCTTTATTTGCCTGTACGCTGATTGCTTTGATGCTTGTACTGACCAGTTTTGCCTCGGCCGGGGATATCAAAACGGATATTGCCGGTCACACTTACACCGTCAACCTGAGCGGAACGGTTTATGAAATCCTTTTCACACAAGGGCCTTTTGGACCCGGCCCCTGCGGAAAAGCGGACTTGATGGCCGATGGGTCTGTGCTGGCGACGTACGATTTTTACGCCAGCGGGGACATGGTTGTCTTAGAGGATTTCGCAAACTTTTATTATCGGGATTGGAAACTGATCTGGATTCAAGAACAATTTTTGGCCCTGGACGGTGACGGGAAATAAGGGGGCATGAAAAAACCTGCACTCTGTACCCTGTTACCTGCCCCCTTTTATTGAGGAGAGAAGCGACAATGACTTTTAAATCAAAAGAGTTCAAGAAAACCAAGTTCAATTACAGAACCGAAGCCGTACCTTTGCCTGATTTAAAAGACTGGTTCGACGGCCCGCCCGAATGGACTGTAAAAGGACTCAGCGGCAATGAACTGGCGCATTGCAAGGAAATGGCACTTCGCAACAGAAAGACCATCAAGTTAGTTCTCGAAACCCTTGTAAAAGAACAATCGGAAGACGTCGTCGAAGCCGTGAAATGCCTGACGGGTACCGACGGGTCGGTGCCAATGGACATCGCCCTGCGGGCAGAACTTCTGGCTGCCGGCAGCGTAGAACCAACCTGCGACATAGTCCTGGCCCTCAAACTGAACATGACGCACGCGATTGAATTTCAAATACTGACAAAAAGAATCGAATCCTTGACCGGAATGGGTTACGAGCCGGGAAAATCGAAGCCCTCTGGAATCGAGCCGACGTCAGAACCCTGATGAATCTTTGTGCGTCCAGGGGGCGTTTCTTATACGAAGTCAGACCCGATCTGTTTCCGCAAGGCTTTTTAACGGACGCCGAAATGTACTTGTGGGGCCTCTACTATCTGGAAAAACGCAGGAGACAACAGCGTGGCCGATCTTGAAAAAACAGTCCAGATTATCTTTGAAGCCATCGACAACATGACGGACCCCATGGGTGAAATGGGCAATGCACTGAGCGGCTTCGGCGGCAAGGCAGGTGATGCCGCCGAAACAGCAGACACCCTGGGCGATGCCATCGAAACAATACCCGCTGACCTGGAACTGGATATCACCCTTGAGGACAACGCAAGCGACGGCATAATCGATATCCAGACCGGCATCAGCGAGATTCCCGAAGAGAAAGAATTCGCTGTTGACTGTGAACCGTCCGCCATCGCGGAAGTCAGTGACTTGATTGACGACATGCCTACGGACCATGAACTTGATATCTACATTGCGGGAGACCCTTACAGCGATATCATGGATATCAGCGGGGGGATCGACGAATTGCCCGAATCCGTGGAACTCGATATCGGCGTGGAAGCTGGCGATTACGCGGATATTTTCAGCGACTTTTCAGAAAACGTAGATAACACAAGGCAGGAAATCGAAGACCTGTTCGCCGATGAACCTTGGGCGCTCAAAGAATTCGAAGCCGAAGCATGGCGAACTGCAATTGACGAAGACATGGCGCTGAAAAATGAAGAATTCGAAGCCCAGAAAAAACTGATCGACCAACAGCTTGAATTGCTGGCGATGAAAAAAAGCTTATTGGAGTCCGGCAGTGCGCTGATTACCATCGACACGACCGGCCTGGAACCTGCTCTCGAAGATCTTATGATGAATCTTGTACAAAAACTCCAGGCTAAGGCCAACGAAACCTTGTCAACCTACTTGTTGGGGATTGCATAAAGGCATGTTGATATCCTTTTCCACCATAGACCCTGGAGATTTTGTTTTCCTGGACATGAACATGGCACCACCACGAGAAGGAAGCCGCCGCCTTTCCCGGACTGCCACCCTTGACGGCGGCGCGGTCATCACAGATGGAGGTGTAACGGATGCCGACAGGAGTATGGATTTTACGGCGGCCCAGGTTCCGGAAGATATACGGGAAACCCTATGGGCGATGTTCCAAAGCCAAGACCTGGTGCATTTGTCTTGCCCGGAGGGCGTGTTCTCGGGGTACCTGCAAAAAGTAAAAATAACCGCTTCCGGTGTAAGCATCGGCTTTATGGTTTACGAAAAATTGACTTAAAAAATAGAGACGAGTGACGGGTAACGCGTGACGGGTATTCATAGCCCGTCACTCGTCACCCCTAACATTGAAGAGGGAAAAATGGCAATAACGGTAACGGTCCCCAACCACTACAAGTACCTGCTCAAAACAAAGCAGATAGATGAGTCGAGTGATACCTACAAGATCATCCTGATGAACACGACGTTTTCTTTTAATAAAGATGCCCATGCGGGGCTTGCAGATGTGACGGCGGACCAATTGACAACCGGGAATGGCTACACCCAGAACAGCAAAACCCTGACAGGGGTCTCGGTCACTGAAAACGACACCACGGACAAAGCAGAAACCAGATGGGCAAGTGTATCCTGGACTGCTTCCGGCGGAGATATCGGGCCAACCGGCGCGGCGATTATTTATAACGATACGGTTACAGGTGATCCCATTGCCTGCTGTATTGATTTTGGGGTCGATAAAACGGCTGAAGACGGTACCGGGTTGCTGATTGAGACACCTGGCCTGGACCTTGGATAAGGACCGAAAGCCATGACAGAATTCTGCCTTGACCCGGTCAACGGGAATGATGCCAACGATGGTTCCACCTGGGCGCTGGCCTGGAAATCGATCACCTCCGGCGCAACAGCGGCAAGGATCGCCCCGGGGGATACGATCAAGGTTGCAAAATCCCCGGACCCCACCAGCATCTGGAATGCAACGTGGAATAACCTGTCCAAAACCGTGACCCTTGCCTCGGCTCTGACTGCGAATGTGGAATTGTGCGATGCGGCATGGACACCATCTGCAAACGTAACAGCATCGACAAACACCTCGAATTTCAAAACAGGTACTTGCTCTTCGTCATTTGCGGTTGCCGCGGCATTTACCACTGGAAAGATCGCTTACAAGGCGCTCGGGAGCGCGGTTGATTATTCGGCGTATCAACAGCTTTCTTTCTGGTTTCTTGCAAGCACGGTTGTTGCGGCCAATTCATTAAAATTGTGCCTTTGTTCCGATACGACCGGGGATACGATTGTTGATGAGTTCATTATTCCGGTGACTGATTCTACCGCATATAAGTATTCCTTCACCATAAACAAAGGATCGGCGCTTGGATCTTCCATTCAATCCGTTGCCCTTTATGCAATCGTGGACCCTGGAACGGTAACCATCCTGCTTGATAATATCATCGCTTGCAAGGCGAGCGGTTCAGCCGATGCCCTGAGCCTGACAAGCCTTATTTCAAAGAATTCAGCGGCAAGCGGCGGAGATGAGGGCTGGTACCCGATCCAGTCTATCAACGGCACAACGGTCACGTTAGATAACGGACCGGCAATAAACGCAAATGCGGGACGCGGGTATTTCGGAACGACCGAAACCGTAACAACATACAAGCGGGAGTGTTTCAGGGTTTTGTCCGCCGCCTGCACCATTCAGGATTCCGGATCATCCGGAAGCCTGATCGAGTTCCAGGGCGGATACGACCCGGCTACCGGGTATCAGGATGGCGAAACCTATTTTGACGTTGGCTCGGGAAGGGGTAACGGCATTGATTTTACGAACAGAAACAATGTTTTGAGCAACAGAATAAACGTGGTTCGGGCAATGCGGGGTGTTTGTCTTTATACCGCTTCTTATTGTGAAGTGACCGCCCACAGCATGTGCGGAAATGACAGCGCCGGAATTTATATCTACGGTGCAAGTTTCTGCAAAATTGACGTAAAAAACGCCAACAACAACACGGGTACAGGTGTTTCATATGGCGGGACAAATAACGTCTGCAACGAAATAGCCCTGACCAATGCGAATAACAACACCACTTCCGGCATGTCGGTTGCGGCGGCCTACGTGAACAAAATTACGGCAGAAAACGTCTGCAACAACGGATCATCGAACGTTTCAATCAATGCGAATGCGATCCGCAATACGCTTAAAATAACGAATGACAAAAACTCGGGGGCCTATGGATTTTCTTTCGATTCTCCCCCTGCCCTGGACAATAAAATCATCGGGACAACCACCGCATTAAACTCCAGCGGGGCCGTGTCCGCGTCTTCACCCGGAACCCAGTATTTCAGGGGCTGTGCTTTCGGCGAAACCGGCAAGGTTCTAAATCAAACGGCCTGGATGAATGGTAGAATCCGCCTGAGTGCCCATGACGGATCATCGGATAACAACAGCATTTACACGGACGGGGGAATCGTAAAGTCGCAATCGTCGGTCCGGCATACCGAGTCCGGGATTGCATGGCAAATGTCCCCGACTTCGGCAAACCGAAGCGCCTACTACCCTCTTTTCATGTCGCTGGCAAAAATCGCTGTTGCTGCCAATAGCCAGGTGACAGTTTCATGCTGGTTCAGGAGAACCAATATCGGGATCACCGGAAAGCTTGTTTGTCGCGGCGGGCAGATTGCCGGGGCCGAATCGGACGTATCCGCCTCGATGACAGCGGCGGCAGATACCTGGGAGCAGCTTTCAATCTATTTTACGCCGACGGCCGCGGGTGTGGTGGAGATTGAGGCGTGGGCTTACGGTGGAACGACTTACAGCGTTTATGTTGATGACATCGATTGCAGTCAGGCATGACGACTTTGTAAAAAGTCCGGATGCTGCGTTACGCGGCATCCTTCGTCGTTGCGGCGTACTGTGTCGTACGCCTCACTCCTCAGGACTTGCGCGCCTTGCCTGCGAACTTTTTACGAAGTCGTCTGATTTTAGATTTTTTACAAAATCAACATGATTAACGAAGGTAAGACCATGAAGAAAACAACCTGGATCCAAATTTTTTTATTTGTCGTTTCCGTGCACTTGGCATGGGACGCCAACACGGAACCAACGGTAAGCGGGTACAAGCTTTACTATGGCAAGGCTACCCGTAATTACAACGTTGCCGTTGATGCCGGCAAGGTAACGGATTACGTGCTGACTGGGGTTTCGGAAGACAAACCCATTTTCTTTGCTGTAACGGCTTATGACACAAGCCGCAATGAAAGCGCCTATTCAGAAGAGCTGGAATGCGCGGTCATAAAAGAGGAAATCACCGGGACTGGAAAGGCAACCATCACCAATACTGTCACTGGGTGGACGGCTTCGACGACAAGGCAGCTTTTCGTCGTCGAGAAAAACAGAAGCAAAACGCTGACAATAACGGTATCGCCGGAAGACCAAAGCAATTTTGTTTCAGCGGTTCGGCATAATGGAAACCTGTTGATGCTCACGGAACCAAAAATGACGATCGAGAACATCACCGGGGATCACCTGCTGAATTTTGAAGTAAAGAAATTATATGCCCCGCAAAGCGCAATGGTGAAATAAGACCATATGGCACTGCCGACTTTCAATAATTTAACAGGCCTGGACGTATCCTTCAACGGAGAGCCATTCTGCAATATCTCGACCAGATCCGACAGTCTTGACGGCCTGGATACGGCTTATAATGGGGAGCCGTTTTCCGGAACCGAAGCACCCGGCGGCGGCAGTAACGTCGAGATTCAGCCGGACCCGGGCCTTATAACGTCAAGCGGTGTTTTTACGGGGATTAAAATCAAAATGTCCAGCTCGCCAGGGGTGGTTACATCGGTCGGCGTGTGCGGGGACATCGAGGTTGGCGATTTCAGTGGAATCACGATCTTGCCGCCGGCCGGAATGGTGACAGCGACTGGACAGCTTTCAGGCTTCTGGCAGAAGCTTCCTTCGCCTGTGGGTCGGGCCGATGTGGACGGCAGGTGCGGAAGCGTTGCAAAAGCAACTGTTATCAATCCAGCGCCGGGCGAAATAAACGCCACGGTTGACGTTATAGGAATCAGTTATAAAACCGGCATGCCGCCAGCACAGATAGCCAGCGGCGCGGATATATCCGGCTTGCTCTGTTTTTTGACGGCATCGCCTGCAATCGGGCTTATTACAGGCGGCATAGCGGGCCTCAAGTGCGTTTCTGTTACAAACGGGGTTAAACGGCGGTATGAATGCAGGATTCAATGTGATGGTTTTGACGATTTCATCGTACCGGTCTCGGCATTCTCGTCACGGCTGCGCCTTGGATATCCTTCCTATTCGGAAATAACGATACCGGGACTCCAGCACTTTACGGCAGTGACTGCACTGCGTGACGGATATTTTGTGGTATCGGCGATCATTTCAAAAGGCGGCAAAGATTTGTTGAGAGAAGACATTTTTAAAGCCCCTATCGACAAGATGACCATTACGGGAAATCAATCTCTCCAGCACATGGTGTTATCGGGCACCCGGCCTGCAGAAGAAAACCCAGGACCACAAATAGCGCCTTTGCGCGGGATCGTTTACCGCAGCTTGTCGTATGGAAAGCTGGCGTTACGGGCCGCGGTTACGGACCTGTACTTGAAGCCCGGTGATACGGTTACCTATGACGGTGACAGCTTTACCGCAAGAACCATCACACATTCTTTTTCTTCAACTGGGTCTTTCATGGAAGTCAGGGAGTCCGACGCATGAACGCAACAAATGTGGTTTGCAAAATGACAAAGGCGGGATTGGCAGACCTTATAATCCCCATCAGTTCTTTCCAGGTTTTCAAGCGGCGTGATGGGACATTGGGTGTACAGGTCACAACACGGAAATTTGACCTTGCTGCTGCCATTGCAGACAGGACCAGAGGCTATATTGTCGTATCCGCAACCATCAACGGGGTACTGGAAGAGGTTGGGACAGCCAGAGTAACCCGTATTCGCACCGATGAAGGTCCAATGAATAAATCGATCACCATTCAGGCGACGGCGGAATAACATGGGTAAAGGCGAAATCATATCCGGCGGCGACAGCGGCCTGTATCAGGTGAGGCTGAAATACTCCCGGGCGACACTCGAAGAAAGACTTGACCAGCTCGATTTGAAAATCATCGAGATGGAAGAAAGAATCGTCGAACTGCTCATAGCTGAAGAACCGGACCCCGACGAACTGGGCAGGGCCAGACTGCAACTGGTGGCGCTTGAACAGGAAAGGGAACTTTTAGAGTCCCTGCCGGAAGATCCGGAAATCCCCGCATGGTGCGCGGACCTCACAGAGGACCTGACCGGGGAAGTGGGAACGATTGAACTCGGCGGACAGTTTGAAACCGGCAAGGTGCTTATCCGCCCAGGTTATGACAGCAGGGCGGATTTTGACGCAGGACGCGACGGGCAACTCATGCACTTTATGGCCATGAATCCTGCCCAGGCTATTTACAATTTTATCATGATGCCCGGCTGGCAAAAGTGGATGCCGACATACCGGGCCGGCGAAATCACGGCAATCGATGAAGACACATGCAGTGTTACAGTCGATACCGTCATATCCTGCCATCAAGGACTTGATGTGACCGGAGAAACTGAACTGACCGATGTACCGATTGAGTATATGAATTGTAACGGCGCGGCTTTCGAGGTTGGAGACCGGGTGATTGTGGAGTACCGGAACCGATCGGCCGAAGCAGACGAAACGTCCATTGTCATTGGGTTTGAGACTGAACCGAAGCCTTGTGAATGCTACATTCGGATAAAAATAAATGGGATCACCCCGACAAAAATCAAGACGGTTTATCTCGTGGAGCAGGTATCCGGGAAGGTACACACGGCGAGCAGTCACGCCCCGAGCAGCCCGCCCTCCCCTTTGCACGCTTTTGACGTGTGCGGGCCTTTCTCCGGCGTGGATTTTCCGGCAAAACTCTATCTGGCCAAGATAGACGGGACGGGCGACACCCTGTTTGAGTTCTGGTGCACTTGTGCGGACGGGGCGCCGGATCATATGCATATCGGGTCAAGTATCTACCCATATGAATACCCATTCGGCAGTTATCTTTACGGTGGAATCAGGGGGCATGAATCGCTCCCGCATACTCAAGAGGTTGTCGCAAAAAAGATCGAACGGGCACAGTATGTATCAACACTCACGAAGCCCCCGGAGCTAACAACCGTGCATAATTTCCCGAATCTAAAGATCCTCATGATCACGCTTTATCAAAAACTGGCTGATGATGGTTGCGGGGACCTGATATCGGTTACGGATAAAAAGTATTACCCGCAGGTATGGCAAGGGTTTTATCCAAACCTTGGTGGGGGATCATATCCGGCAGGCTCTCAGTGCCCCAATTGGGGGGTGTGGTATGCGTGCGAATCCGGATATTTTGGTGAAGAGTTCGGCGACCCTATTTATGACGATTTCGCCGCACAATACACGGCTGGCGAACTGGTACCCAATGGCGCCGTTGCCATTTTTACGGACGAAAACGGACTGAGCCCGGCGCATACGACGTGGGAATGGAAGATTCAGAATTTTTACCCGTACCCGGAACCCGACTTTGTCCCGCGGTATGAAGACGGGGCCTTTTGGCGGGTGTCGGCTGTGGATACGCCGACTGAAAGAATATAAGGGGACCGGGGACCGGTAGCAGGGGACAGGAAAAAAATCTACACCCTGATACCTGCACCCTGATTTACTGGTTAACGAAAGGCAGGTTGTTGCCATGGAAAGCTGGGTCCAAATAGCCATTTCTTTAGGGACATTTACCGTCATTAATCTGTCTGCAACGGCGTTTCTTGTTGGAAAGATCGTGCAAACCGTCAAAGAGCACGGGGAGCAGATCGAAGATTTAAGAGAGGAATCCTGTAAGCTCAAAGACAGGATGAGCCCGATAAGCAGCGACGACAGACTGATAACGGTCAAAGAATGTGCTGCAAAACAGGCTGCTATCGTCGCAGGGCTTGCGGAGATAAAAAGCATGCTGAACAGCGCCGACCAACGCCATGAAGACAGGATGTCCAGAATTGAGTCAAGACGGGATGAGCTTGTGGCGCTGGTCTTTAACCTTACAGGGAAATTCGAAGGGCTGAAGGGAGGTGGTAAGTGATGGACTTTAAAACATTGACGCAAGAAGCAACGGAAAAGGTTTTTCTTTCCCTGGTGATCTGGCGCGAGGCCCGGGGGGAATCCTACGAAGGAAAGGCTGCGGTGGCATCCAGTATCATGAACCGTGTGGCCAGACCGTCATGGTGGGGAAATGACGTGCTCTCGGTTGTCTTCAAAAAATGGCAATACTCGTCCTTGACGGACCCGAAAGACAAGCAGCTTGCGACATGGCCGCAGAAGTTCGCCCTGGACTGGATCGAGTGTTTGCAGGTCGCAAGCAATGCCGTTGACGGGATACTGAAAAATCCCGTCCCGGGCGCGGATGGATACTACGACATATCCATACCGCCGCCCAAGTGGGCAACGCCGGAAACATTCGTCAAGCAGATCGGAAATTTGAGGTTTTACAATCTGGACCATGACATTGAAAAAAAGACGGCTTCGTAAAAAGTCCGGATGCTGCGTTGCGCGGCATCCTTCGTCGTTGCGGCGTACTGGTCGTACGCCTCACTCCTCAGGAGTTGTCGCCGAAAGCTCCGGTGCGCGCGCCTTGCCTGCGAACTTTTTTCGAAGCCGTCCGAGTTTTGACTTTTTACAAGATAATTAAAAAAGGAGACGAAAGCATGAAAGCAATTATTCTGGGAATTGTCATTGTTTTGTTGTCCATTGCGCCAGCTTCAGCGGCGCCCTTTCTGGTATCGGATCCGGCAGCGTCGGCAGTGGGCGGATCATTTGAGATTCAAGATAAAGCCGGTGTCATCATTGCCGTTAAAGCCAACCAGCCTGACGGGTCAATTCATTATGACCTGAAAGATATCGCGGTTGGGAGTTATACCTGGCAGATCAGGTATGTGGTTGATAACGGGGTGTGGGGTAAGGCGTATTCCGCCTTCGTCCCTTTCGAATTCAAGAGACCTGGAAGTGCAGCAGACCCTATAAAGGCACTGCGACTTGCAACAGAGTAACCAAAATCGAGAGACTGTGAGCCCATGAATATTTTACTGGTGGTCCCGCATTATCCGGATTCGTTCTGGACGTTTAAATCTATCCTACCCATTGTCGAGAAAAAAGCGGCATGTCCACCGCTCGGGATGCTGACCGTCTCGGCCTTGCTGCCGGCGGACTGGAACAAAAAGCTGGTGAATCTGAACATCGCACCGCTGAAAGACTGCGACATCACCTGGGCCGATTACGTTTTCATCGGATCCATGAATATCCAGAAACCGTCTGCAATGGAAATCATAGACCGCTGCCGGAAACTCGGCGTAAAGACAGTTGCGGGCGGTCCTTTCTTCACGCAGGAATACGAACACTACCCTCAAATCGATCATTTCGTGCTGAACGAGGCGGAGATTACCCTGCCCCTGTTTTTAAAAGACCTTCAAGCAGGACGGACCCCGGAAAAAGTGTATCGGACCCATAAGCATGCGGACATGACGCAATCGCCGGTTCCCGATTACCAACTGCTTCCGCTCGATGACTACGTGTTCATGAGCATCCAGGTATCCCGCGGCTGCCCGTTTTCCTGCGAGTTCTGCGAAATAACCACCCTTCTGGGCAGAAAAGTCCGGATGAAAGCCACCCAACAGGTCATAAGCGAGCTTCAAGCACTCTATGACCTGAACTGGCGCGGGCATGTGCTCATTGTCGATGACAATTTCATCGGACGCCCCAACAAAGTCAAGAACAGCCTGCTGCCTGCCATGCGGGAGTGGATGCGGCAACACAGTTACCCGTTCACTTTCAACACCCAGGCGTCGCTGAACCTGGCGGATGATGACGAATTGCTTGCGCTGATGGTCGATGCCGGATTCAGTTCGGTTTTCATCGGGATTGAAACCCCTGAGGAAGAATCCCTTAAAGAGTGCCATAAAAAACAAAACAGCAATCGGGACCTGCTCCTGAGTGTCAAAAAAATGCAAAATGCCGGCTTGCAGGTGTCGGCCGGTTTTATAGTGGGCTTTGACAGCGACACGGAATCCACTTTCCAGCGGCAGATCGATTTCATCCAGCAAAGCGGCATTGTTGCGGCCATGGTCGGGATTCTGAACGCCCCCAAAAATACGGCGTTATTCGAGAGATACAGGAAAGCCGGCAGAATCGTTTGCGAGGCAACCGGCAACAATACGGACATGACGCTGAACTACGTACCGGTGATGGATCCAGACACGCTTGTAAACGGCTACAGGAGAATCCTGCGAGAAATATATACAGTAAAGCCTTTTTATATAAGAATCCGGCAGCTCCTGAGCAGCTACAACCCGAAGCATAAATACCCGGTCAAGGTCGGCCCGATGGTATTCCGGGCATTTTTTAAATCGTTTTATGCTCTCGGTATCAAGAATCCGGGCCGGTGGCAGTACTGGTCGTTATTGCTCTGGGCGCTGTTTCACAGACCACGCTTGCTGGCGGATGCCGTATCGTTTTCGCTCTACGGCCTGCATTTTAGGAAATTATTTGGATTGCGATAATTTTTACAGGGTTGTTGGTCTTTCACCAGCGGGTTGATTTACCAACATTGGTATAACTCAAATGAAAAAGGGAAATAACATGAAAAAGATTGTTGTTTGTCTCATGATTACACTGTTTGTCGTGGGTTGCACCGGCGTGTCGATAAAAGATGATGCGATGAAAACTTTGGTTGTGAAATCGTCATCCAGGGTGCTTGGCTATAAAATGGCCGAGAAAGACAAAACCGTAATAGAACCCATGAAGTTGTTTTGTAAATCACTGGCCATTGGCAATATTGACCAGGCTGTTTTTGATACGGCAAAGATGTTTTTAAATGAGAAATTCAAAGATGATCCTTTGCTTGCAGCCTCGATCGCTGACCTGGCCGGACTGATTAAACCCGGTGATTCGACCGGGTACGATCCGGAGCTGTTCAAGACAGCCGCACTGGGCATTCTGGAGGGGGTTCAGCTTTACGAAACAAAAAAGCCGCAAATTATTTGAAATCTGAGAGAGCCGGCTTTTCTTGAAACAGTGGGGAATCGCAATTATGACCGGATTTGTCAGCACGTTAAGATTAGAGGACATTGGACCCTGGAGAGGAAGAACGGTTTATCGTCTACTGGAGCCCCTTATTTATGACAGCGGCGAGCAGGTCATAACAGTCCCGGCAGGGTTTGAAACGGATTTGGCTTCGGTGCCGCGGCTGCCGATCGTCTACCTGGAATGGGGGGATCGCGCCCACAGGGAGGCCGTCCTGCATGATTACCTTTACAGCATTGAGGCCGTTCCGGAATTGCCCAGGGCAGAATGCGACAAATTGTTCCGACAGGCCATGATTTCGCGGGGTAACCCGTGGTGGATATATCAACCGATGTATTGGGGTGTAAGGTTGGGGGGCTGGAAGGGATATAAAAAGCTGCCTGTTTTTTACAGGTTCCCGGAAACGGGAGAACAATATCCGGGAGCAGGAAGATGAATGACTCAGAGCAAATCATGATAACCCGGAAAACACCGGCGATACTTGAACTGTACCATCTGTACAGGCGTTTCAGTCTGATTAACCTGGCTTACCCCATCGTGCTGGATGCCTTGAAGGTATGGGCGGAAGCGATCGGGTGGCAGGTCCGCACCACCGTCTGCAAGGAAGATGCGGTGAATATTCATACCGATGCAGAAATTATCGGATTCAGCGTCTACACGCAAACAGCGAACGCCACTTATCGGGTCGCTGAAAAGCTACGTGCAGAGGGTAAAATCGTTATTCTCGGCGGCCCCCATTTCCGGGGTCCCGAGACATTCGCGGAGGCTGCACCTTACTGTGATGTTCTTGTCAGCAGCATCTGTGAACGCCAGTGGAAAGTATTACTCAGCGCCATCAGCGAAGGAAAGATCGGACCCAACCGCAGGCGGCCCCTTCTGGTAATCGACAGGGAAAGAAATTTTCGTTACCCGAAGGAACTGTTTCTGAATTTCAAAAACAAGAAATGGTTTCAGTACCCCTGTATTCCCGTTTCATTGGGATGCCCCTATCAGTGCGAATTTTGCAGCCCCTACATGGGCGGTGACTATATTTTGCGCGACATAACGACGATCTGCAAGGAAGTTGCCCAGGTTGACCGGAAACCCATCTGGCTTTGTGACGCGACATTCGGCCTGAACAAACAGCATACCCTGAGATTGATGAAAGCGTTGGCACCTTTGAAAAAAACGATCGTTGTGGAAACATCCGTAGCCAGAATGAACGACAGTGAGTTTATCCAGAACCTGGCGATCGGCGGCGTGAAATGGGTTACGGTAGGCGTTGAAACCCTGAGCGCAAAACTGAAAAAACACGGCGCCGGGACCCTGACGGACAACCTGACGGATATCATCCAGCGTGCACATGACAACGGGATCGCCTTGCAGGGCAATTTCATCTGCGGCCTGGACTGCGACGGGCCTGAATCTTTCGAACTGATTTTTGACTGCTACCAGAAAACAAAAATCGATTCCTTCATGCTGAACGTCCTGGTGCCCTACCCCAACACCGCGCTCAGACAACGCCTGCAAAGCGAAGGCAGAATCCTGGACAACAACTGGGAGCATTACGATAACCGCCATGTGGTTTATCAGCCCAAACAGTTGACGATCGACCAGCTTGTAAACGGTTACGTGGAACTGACACGCAGTATTTACAATGCCGGACAAGTGTTGACCGACAGCCTCGGAATCCTCAAAAACAATGGCGCAACAATGGGCGCCGCTTTTGCTATCGGCCACAAATTGAGCTTTCTTTACGATACCCTGAGGAAAGAGCGGGCGTTTCGTGCAATGAAGCAGTGACGAGTAACGAGTGACTGGTGACGGGTTTTAAAAGCAGTGACGAGTGACAGGTGGCCCGTTACTCGTTACTCGTCACCCGTCACAGCTTGTGACAAGGGAAAAAACATGAGCTGCTACAATTTCCTGTACCCGATAACCATCACAGAGGGGGGAACATTCAATCAAAAATTTCAGTGGAAGTCCGGCAATCCATTAACCCCGGTCGATATCACCGGGTACACCAGCAAGATGCAAATCCGGGCAAAACTGACGGATGCCGCCCCCCTGATTGCAATCCCCCATGCTTTGGACGACTGGGTGCCGGACGGCGATACAGGGCTTTATCTGAATACGCCGGAGAGCGGGATTTATCAAATGTATATCAATGACGCGGACACCCTGGGGCTCTGCGCCCAACACAAAGATATAGTCGGGATTTATAATTTGTTCCTTTACTCTCCGGCCGGCGAGGCAGTTTTCCGACAATACGGGCCGGCAACCATACTGGCGGCGGCGGCAATATGAGCGAAATTCTTGTTATTGAAGACCAGGTGCTTGAGGTTGTTGTTGATGGCGACCAGGTCCTTGCCGTCGAGGGCGGTGAGGATTCTGTTCTGGTCGTTCTCAGTGAACCGGATCAGAATGTTTCTGTTACCATCGACGGGATAGAACAAATCGCGGTAATTGAAAGCATTGGGATCGCCATCGAGCAGATTTCCGTTATCGAATCCGGTCCCCAGGGCATTCCCGGACCGTCCGGATTACCAGCCATCGGCAGCATGGTGGATGAAGTTCTTATCGGCTCGGTGAATGGAGCCAACCTGGTGTTTGCTACCACCTATGATTATTTGCCGGGGAGTACCCAGGTGTTTGTGAATGGACTAAAACAAAGGACAGGTATCGATTATTGGGAAAAAGGAGTTAATGAGATCATGTTTTCAGAAGCTCCGATGAATACCGGTTATACGGATCATCTAACCATTGTTTATTCCAGTTCGCATTCAAGCTGATACCTTTGTCAGCTTCACTGCGCTGCGATTCGACGTACTAAATGTACAGTCTCATCGCTGCTCGTTCGCTTTCGCGGTCTCAGCCTGAATGCTTGCTGGAATATCATTTTGAATGCAAAATTGAATTACATAAAGGAGTAAAAAAATGACGACAACCAAATTAAGGATGACCAAACAGGTTTATGCAGATGATAATTTTAACTTTAACGCCAAAAAGATCACCAATCTTGCAGCTCCGGTTGACGGGGGCGACGCCGTCAACAAGGCTTATGCGGACGGTATCATAGCGGCCGCTGATGCGATGGTGTTCAAAGGAGTGGTCGATTGTTCGACCAACCCCGATTATCCGGCTGCTGATTGTGGTTGGACTTACAAGGTCTCGGTGGCGGGTAAAATCGGCGGAGTTTCCGGAGTTTCCGTCATCCCCGGCGATGAACTGCTTTGCACGGAAGATGGCACGGCTTCAGGTGATCAGGCGACCGTCGGTACAAAGTGGGACGTGGTACACGTAGAAGGCACCGGCGTTGTCCCGAATGCGCCGATTACCGGAGCGACAAAGACCAAGATCACATATGATTCGAAAGGATTGGTCACTACCGGCGAGGATGCAACGACGGCTGATATCGCAGATTCGTTGAACCGTCGATACATGACTGAAGCGCAAAAGTCTGTTCTTGATAATACATCGGGGACGAATACCGGTGATGAAACTGTTGAATCGATTGGCGCCCTTATCAATTCCGGGGCAAGCAAGTCCACGCCGGCCGATGCAGATGCTTTTGCCCTGATGAACTCTGCCGACTCCAACAAGCTTGCCAATTTCACATGGGCAAACCTCAAGGCCGCAATCAAGTCCTTTCTTATGGGCACATATATGGTTCGAGAAGTTCCCACCGGTAATCGGGATGGCTTTAATGTTACCTTTTCGCTTGCCAATGCGCCCATAGCCGGAACCGAAATGGTTTTCCTGAATGGGCTTCTTCAGAACTCAGGCGCCGGGAACGACTACACCATTGCCGGCCAGAACATCACCACGGCATCCGCACCGGTTGCAACGGATGTCATCCTTGTAACTTATTGGAGATAGTCTTATGGGCAGGACTCAACTCCCTGGAACTCAGGTAAAAGATGCGACCCTCAACACTGTTGATCTTGTGGATAAAGCGGTAACGCTTCAAAAAATGGCGGATGTTGCAAGCGGAAGTGTTTTTTATCGAAAAACCTCCGGAATGGGTCCGCCTGAAGTCCAGGATCTCGATACATTACGAAATGATCTGGGTGTATTTCCCAAATTAACAACATCGATCGATCTGATTGCATTTGTGAACCATGGTGGAAATGTTGTTGTCAAGATGGGAAGATTTATTTACTGGAATTCAGGCTTTGTTACAGTTTATCGAAGGATCACACCCATATTGAAAACTGTCGTTCCATTTTCCTCGATGACGGGGTTTAATACGTTTACTGGATCAAGACTGAGATTTAAAAACGATATCCCTGATAATACCACAACGGATATGATTACAGACATTTCATTTAATGCCGGATCGGGTGTTGCTGCGGGAAATTCCATCATTATTGAATACGCGGAGACCACAAGACAATTATCTTCGCAACTTTCCATAGTTTACAAAGGATGGGATTTTGCACATGATCGTCCTTATGCCAAATCTCCTACCGGAAATTTTCCCGCACAACCGATGCTGACATATTCCGCAATAATCCCAAAAAAGTTTTCACTTCAAGACGGCGCGTATACCATCCAGTATTTTGAACCTTCAAACTGGAATGATTTAACGCTTCCTCCTTACATAAGCGCCTTTGTGAAAAGAAATCATGATGGAAGAACAGGTTATGTCCATTATCTATTTCCCAATATGATGTATTTTTCCGAGATCGGCCTTGGATCGGCTTTCAATGGTTTTCGCGTGGAAGCTTACGAGCTTCCCAGAAGATCCGGAAAGCAGCCTTCCGGATATGCAAAATTCATCGGATATTGGACAATTAATAAAATGCGGTTGACCAACACAATAATGATGGGAACAGGATACCGCAGAAGATATTACACCATTGGTTTTAAAATAAGAAATTTATCAATCAATGATGTTTCCGATTGGCTTCCTTTAATTGTAATCGCCAATCGCAGATTTAAAGGGCCGGATGGCACAAAAGCCCTATTTGTGAGATTCCGCCCTCTTTAACCGTTTGTGCCGCAAGGCTGAAGGGGCGGCTAAGCCCCGAAACCGTAAAATGGCGGTACGTTTCATGGTCTCCAGAACAGGAGATTACTTTAAGGTACTCAAAAATTGGAGTATCGTTATTGTGATAGTGTAGCCTGAAGCCTGCGGACTTTGGCGGCAATATCTGGAGCCCCCCAACGATCTCGGTGACCAGACAGATTGTTCTTGCACCGTGTCGGATGACCTGATCAAGATTATTTTCCTTGATGCCGCCGATGGCAACAAAAGGCAGGAGGCAGGAATGAACAACATGATTAAATTAAAAGGAGGTGCTTATGAAGAGATTTTCGGCTTTAGCAATCGGTATCGTTTTTTTATTGGTAGGCCTTTGTACACCGGTTTTTGCGATAACGGGTCATGGCAGTTCATCAGGGCGGGATAGTTCTGCAAAAAAGAACGCTCCCTCTGCCTTGAGTATGGATTTTGATAATCACCTTATTGAGATCTTCACAAGACTTGATCCCAACACTAATTATGCAGATAAGTATTTTTATGAAGGGGAAACTATTTAGATGATGCTTGCGTACCGGACTTCGGCCGCTATTGCGCTTCCCGGCACTTTCGTTGTTGCCAGGGCACAACCCACTCCACGACACCAATGCTGTATCCGTTGGAAAACGCTCCAAAGTGTGGCCGATTTCCGCCAGAATGTCGCAGGCCGAAACATCTGGTATCCCTGGGGCCTTCTTCATGCGATCCAACATCGCCTCATTGTCCTTCATCTCATCACGAATCTGATGCACAAGTGCTTCTATCTGAGATACCAAAGAGCCAATCGTTCTTAAAAGCATCTTCAATATGAACCGGTGAAGTCCCGTAAAGAAACCCTGAATGGACCGAAACAGTTCCGGCTCTTTTCCTTTGAGTTTTCCACGAACACAGGCTTGAATATCCATCCATGCCAGTTCTCGATCCGCAATCAGAAGTTTCATCAGATTGCGGCCTGCCACACCGAACAAATCTGATACCACCGAATCGATCTTGATGTTTGCTGATTCAAAAAGCTTATGGGTCCGTTTCCGGTAGTCACTGACTGTCTGAACGTGCTTTTTGCGCAGACGTGTCCGATCGCGCCACTGCCGAACCGTTTGCGGCGGAATAAAGCTCGCTCTCAAAAGACCATGTCGCAACAATCCGGCGATCCACCGGCTGTCCCCAATGTCTGTCTTACGCCCGGATAACATTTCTCATATCCCGGGCGTTGGCCAGAACCACCTGAAACGATTCCTCCAAAATATTATGCACCGCTCGCCAGTAAATCCCTGTGCTCTCCATGGCCACGGCCGGACAATCATGCTCCAGCAGCCACTCTTGAAGCCTGATCAGATCGTCCGTGAATGTACACTTTGACCTCGTACTGCTCGTCCCCATTGCTATCGGGGAAAATAATACAGGCTGAAACACTCTCTTTATGAACATCCAATCCGAAACAAATGGGGGGCACGATCCTGATAATTCTGCTATCAT